CGATAAAATTGGTTCAGGAAATTTATATACGTATTTAAGTGGAAATAACCTTACCAGTGGAATTTTTATTTGTGGGTCTGATGGTATAACAGATTGCAATTCATTTAATCTTTATGATTTAAACGCTAGTGGCCACACAATTAATTGTGGTGTTCCGGTGACACAACTTTTACAAGGATTATATGGTGAGTCTGGATTACCTGTTACCGGTATGACAGAGTTTAAACAAGTTGTAACAGAAAACGCCTTCGGACCAAATTGGAGACACTTTACCACAGAAATTACTGATACAAGTATCATAAATACTATCACAAATAAAAAATTAAAGTTAACGGTTAGACTTAGTGGTATTTGTGTAGATATGTGTTTTTTAATAGATAACATAAAGCTAAATAAAAATTGTACTAGTGTAGAGAGAAGTGATATATTTGTCACAACATCTCCCGGATTTGCACTTGATAAGATTAGAGATAACAAAAAATCATGGGTTGCAACAGAAGAGACAACACACAGAACATTCTTTATCGGTAAATCAGATGACTCTCAACAAATCAGAAACACAGATTATTATCTAGATAATGAAAATCAAGTTCTAAATACGAAGGAAATTGATTTAGATATCAATATAGCTTCTGCTGTTGAAACAGATGTTTGGTGTTATATTTCAGATAATCCTTGTATTTTGACTGGTACAACAGTCGGGACAACATCTTGTGTAAAAAATGTTTATAATATAAACACAGAAACATGTGAACCTAAAACATATTGTTGTAGTGAATATTGTGGTGACGCTAATATTGATATAGAAGGACTATTAACACAGCCATTGAGTGGTGTTACAACAATTGAAGATTTTGAATATTATTTAACATCTGAATTAATTGATGTTAAAAATAGAAAAATTATACCATCTTATGCGACATTGAGATTACTTTATGATAGATACATGAATTCACTTGGTTTTTGTGGTACGAATAGTTCTAAATTTGATTATTTTAGCATGACCAAATTCGCTAATTTAATTGGAAACTATTGGGTTGATTTAATAGAACAGGTTATTCCTGCAACAACAATTTGGGGGGCAACAAGAATATATACAAATACTTTATTTGATACCGAAAAATTCAAATACAAGGGATATTCCACATTGTTTGGTGATAACACCTTTACCAATATTAAAGTGTTGAGCCCAGCAACTGGAAATAGTTGTAGTGCAAGTGCAACAACAACAGTAATCATGGGCTCTGCAACCGGTACAACACAATTTTTTAATAATGGAAATTCTCAAATACATGATAAATTGTATGTTGTTCAAATGAATAGTGGTTCCGAATTTGTTGGTAACGTAACCATCTTAGGTAGAAATGGTGGCGGTGGTGGTGGCGTATCAGAATGTGGTATAAGGGTTAGAATAGCAAGTACACAACCATCGCTTGGACAATCAAATGGTTCAGCAACAGCTATTGTTAGCGGTTCATTTGGTCCTGTAAGATATTCATGGAGTCATGATTCAGGCCTTAACTCAACCCCAACAATAACTAATTTAAGCGGTGGAACATACACTGTAACAGTATACGATACAAGTGTTCCGGGATGTTATGCTAGGGCTAGTGTTGTAATAACTGAAAGTGATTGTAATTTAACAGCAAGTGCTACAACAACAAGTGCGACAGGTAATACAAATAACGGTACAGCTACAGCTATAACAACTGGTGGTTTTGCACCATTAACATATAGTTGGAATACAACACCAATAAGAACAACACAAACAATCACAGGATTAAGTGCTGCAACATATACTGTAACAGTAACTGACGTTTCTGGTTGTACCGCAACAGCTAACGCTAGTGTTAGCTTGGTTCCATGTAATTTAAGCATTGTGACCAATTCAACAGGTACAACAGGTAGTGATGGGGCGGTAAGTGTAACAGTATTAACTGGTTTCCCACCATATAACTATAATTGGGTATTTGTTGATGGACCATCATATATCGGTGGACTTAGCGCTGGTACATATACTGTTACTGTTACAGATAACTTTGGATGTCAACAAATAGGGTATGCGGTTGTTAATGATATAGGTTGTACATTAACAGCATCGACTTCAACAACAAGTTCAACTGGTAATACAGCTAATGGTACAGCAACAGTAAGTATAACTGGTGGTACAGCGCCATACACATATAGCTGGAATACAACTCCTGTTCAAACAGGTACAACAGCAACCGGATTAACAGCTGGTACATATGTTATAACAGTAAATGATATTAGTGGTTGTACTCAGGTTAAAACAGCCGTTGTCTCCAATATTGGTTGTTTATTAACTGGTAATGTTACAACGACAAGTGCTAGCACAAACTCATCAAATGGTACTGCAACAGTAAATATAACAAATGGTTATCCGCCATACACATATAGTTGGAATACAACTCCTGTTCAAACAGGTACAACAATTAGTGGATTAAGTGCTGGTACATATGTGGTAACGGTAACAGATAAATATTTGTGTAGTAGGTCACTTACCGGTATAGTAACAACATTGACATGTACACTTACAGGTCTTGTGTCAACAACAACTGTAAGCTATAACAAGGTAAATGGTACAGCGACAGCTAATATATCAGGTGGCACGGCCCCATATACATATAGCTGGAATACAACTCCTGTTCAAACGGGTTCTACAATTACAGGATTGACAGCTGGTACATATGTGGTAACGGTAAATGACAATAGTGGTTGTACCATAACAATTTCAGGTACCGTGGCTCAAAATGGTGCCCATATAACTGTAGACACAAACGATTCGACTGATTTGGCAATTACGGGTGTGACGGTCAATAGTATACCAACAACACATATTACCGGTACAATGCCTAATGTTCCGGGAACCAGTGCACTTCTTGGTACAACTCAAGTTGGTACATATACGGTTGAGATTGGGTATTCAAGTACAACGGTTGACCAACATATTACAATGACGGATAGTAATGGTGTGATTTATTGTGGTAATAATAGTCCATTAAACGGTATTTTGACATTTACAACCGTTGATGTTGCGTCGGTTCCAAGAATAATAATTGTTGCTTCTGATGGACTTTGCCCATAAAATAATAAAAAATCAAAGTATTTATAGGTATGCCAATATTAATAACAGAAATTAGAGCGGAAATCTTAGACACCTTTACAGGTGACCTATATTTTTTTAGCAATTTATCTGGACAAGTTCAGGGAGAAGACTATATTGAACTAGGGGCGTTTATTGCATATTTACAAAACTTGACAAAGGTTGAGGATGAGGTCGAAACGCTATCAAAACCATTAAATTTTGGACTTAAGAATCAATATAATGTAACAGAAGTAACACTAGAAATTTCGTACTAATGAGATATCAAGAGAGAATATATATACAAAATGAAAATCGTGCCGTTAGAAATAAGGACATGTTAAATGTTAACATGAGTTCTGATTTTTGCGTATTCGAATCACCTCAATTTGATGTCAGCGGAGCAACAAAGGTTCAATGTGGCACACTTGTTACATGTGAGCTTAGTGGTGTTTCATTAAGTAACATGTTAACAGCTGCAACGGCAACATGTCTTTCTGGGTTATCCTCAACTACTTGTTTAACAGCAACAACTTGGGAAGCAAAGATTTATGAAAACGATGAGTTAGCATATAGCGGTACTTTTTATACAACAACAATAACTGGTGATACACCATTAGATAGTTATTTTATAAACGGTGTTGAGCTTGGATTAACAACACTTGGTTATACGTATACACAAACAGGGTCAACATTTACCATAGATAAAAAGGGTAATGTTGGTAACTTTGAAATCGATGCGTGTTTATCATTCAAGACATCACCGTCAAGATTCTCGTGTCCAATTGGCTTTACAGCAACACCAGCAAACGATGCATGTGTTCAAATAACAACAACAGCGGCAACATTTAACGGGAGTGGTTCAACGATTGTGGCAGGTAATGCAGCTGTTGACTATGCAAGCTCTGGAACAAGATTTTTCACAAATATTCAAAATAATGGTGCCCTACCAGTTTATTATGATGGTCTTTGGGCGTTAAGAGACCAAACAGGTGGTACAATAACAGTTGCTAATGTAAATACAACAAATAATTTCTGGTTTAACTCTGGAAACACAACAGATGGGCGACTTAACCATGTTGGTTTAAGTGCTGATACTGGTCAGTGGCTTGGTTTTTCATCTTGTATCAATATTCCGGTTGGTAAAACATATTATATCGGATTAGCAGCCGATAATTTTTCAAGATTTACTGTTAATGGCGAATTGATAGTAGATTTTAGTGCTGTTACAGGGGCAAACTTTAAATTTTGGACAGTATTCCCAGTTTATTTAAATTCTGGTAAAAACATTATTGAACTTTACGGTAGAAACGACGCATCACTAAGCTCATTCGGCGCTGAAATTTATGACCCAATAGATTATGCAACCTTAACAGGTGCAACGAGCACTGCATCGACACAAGCAAACACAATTTTTTCTACTGCTGACTATATTGGTCAATATTGGGAACTTGGTTCATCTGTTGGGTATACTTGTCCTCCGGGATATTCATTAGATACATGTTCTGGGTATACATGTACAAAAATTGTAACCAGTGGAATAACTGGTACACCATGTACTGGTATATCATGTACAGCATCATGCGCAACAGCTTGTGCTGACACTTTTCCATATATTAATAACTCAAGTCAGGGTGTTTATATTGTTAATTCGACAACCGGAACAATTTCAATGTCATTTAATTTTACTGCTAATACGGGTGAGTTTTTATCATATAACACATCATTTAAGTATGAAATTTATAAGTATGATACAACTTTGGGTATATTTACAGTACCGCCAGTATATAAAAGCGAAACAATTGCATATTCAGCATTTAGTGGGACAAATATATTAAACGTATCAATACCTGTTAGCGGATTAACACTAGATGGGGATTATCTTATTAAAGGATATTACGAGGCAGATGCTTGTACGGATTTTCTTTATAGGTTGGGTAAAAAAATTGACACGGTTGTATATTCAAATGGGTCAGAGTATCAACTTTATAACCCAAAATTGGATTTCTACTTTGTTGCAACAAGCGAAGCCGATTCTCCAATATTTACACAAAGTCAGGTAGCCGGATTAAGCTCATATGATACCTTACCGTTATACCAACAGGTCATTTTTGTTGACGATAATAGTGATTTTGTGGTGGATGAAAATAGTGATTCAGATATAGTGGTAACTGGAAATACATACACAAGAAGTGGTTCTACAATTAGTTTAAATAGTGAATATATTGGTGATATTATTGTAACATTAAACGGTTTAAGTTTAGCCAAAGATTTGGATTATACGCTTTCTGGTACGATTCTAACCTTCTTAGGTTCAATTGTTAATACAGATGTGATTACAATTATTTATACGAGAACGTCGTCATTGACAATTGTTTCTGAAACAATTCAGGTAAATTCTTCTATTCCTAATGGGGCAACTGGTAATCAGGGGGATAATAAATATTATTATAACACCACAACAGGAAAATATGAGATTTATACCAATAATGAACCGTTGGACAATTCCAAGATTATTGTCATGTTAAATGGTGCAACACTTGTCAGTGGGGTTGATTTTTATCAGTCAACATCCAATAAAAATAGAATTATATTGACTGGTACCCTTTTGGTAAACGATATTTTAACCGTGGTATATTATCCAAAAGCTAATATAATCAATGGAATAACAGAAACAGATAACACTATTTGGTGGTACATTCCGACAACCCCACAAAGCAGTAATGGAGTGTTTTCTCTGGAATATAGTACAGGAAATACCTTTACAACGACAATCGTAAGTGATTTGGTTAGTTACGAAGCTGGGGTAACAAATTATAGCGGAAACCTAAGTTTAAGTGGTGAAGTGGGTACCAAATTGTATTATAGGGTCAAAAACACCAAAAATTACGAGTCGATTTGTGGAGATTTGATTGAAAGTGTGGCATATAGCGAAACAGTACCTGTTGTCATCCAAAGCAATGCGATTAATTCTTACTAAATATTGACAATTGACTATTTATAAGTAAAATAAAACGAAAAATAAACATATTTATTGAATATGAGTTACATAATCAAGAGTACTAGTCCATTTGTAAGTATAAAACTAACGGAGTTAGGTCGTCAAAATTTGGCTAAAGGACAGCTAAATTTCTCATCATGGGCGATAGGTGATTCAGAAATCAACTATGACAGGGAAGCAATTGTCGATGCCAACCCAACCAGTCCAGTTTTGTCTGGTTCTAGTAAGGTTATGCGACCATTTGACAGACAACCAAATCTTAAAACCTTCATTACAACAACTGATGGTACTCATTTAACAGCTGTAGACGCATCGAATATCAACGTAATTAAAGCGGTGGTAAATAATGAAGCAACCGAAAGAGGATTCTTTACAGGGTCTAGCATGACATATACGACATTAAGCGCTTCAACATATTCGGTTGGAAATTCAAACCCTTTAAACACAACAATTACTGGTGGAACAGTATTATATTTATCAACAGGATTAACATTAAATGTTGGCGATTTTATTCGTTTGAAACTAACAAACAGTAAGGTTGGAACAACCCCACTTGAAAATACTATCCCATTAGCAAATCTTTGGTATAAGATTCAAGCAACGGCTTCAACAGGTACTGGTAGTATAAGAGTAACTGTCGATAGAACACTTCCAAACGTTTCAAGTCAAACAAACAACTCATATGTTTTTATTTATAAGGGTGGTGAAGTGGCCGAATCTTTCGGTTATGATACCTCAACAGCATATTGGGATAGTGGCACACTTTCATTTGATTCGGCGACAAACATAACATGTGATGATGTTAAGGTTTGGAATATGAACAATGTTTGGTGTGAAAATTTGGCTGGGATAACAGGGTTAACAACAACCAATCTTTATGAGGATTATACAAAATTTGGGTCATATAGTTATTTAGGTTCAAAAAATCCATATTTTGAATATGCTTGCGCTACAACTGATACAGAACTTGCGGTTGATTGTAATGGTGTCGGATTTAGTTACGACGATACGGTAAGCAAATCAATCTCAATCTTACATTATACAAATAATACTATTTCAAACCTGTATGGAGAATTTTTTCATATAGATACGGCTAATAATAAATTGGTTAGAATAACATTACCAGATTTAATGTACCATAGAAGAGATTTTGCGACAGGTAGCGGTACATCTATGGGTATGTCATTTGTATCAAGTGGTGGAACATTTACATTAGGTGACAGTGATATCGAATATGTTAACCTATATGAAGACCCAACACTTATTCCAGATTCAACACCATTGATAGTAGGGCGAGTGTTCCCACAACTTAAGACTATTGTTATTCACGATGATGAAATCGTTGCGGCAATGTCATATAAATCAAATAGAAACTGGACACTCCCTAAATTGTCTGCGTTTTTATCAGCGCCAACAGGCGGGACATCAACCGGAGTACTTGAGGTTAACAAAACAATATATTTGACATATGCGTTGGATAACACATCAGCAACGGGTCTTACCACAACATTACCTTGTCAAAAGTATATAAAGATAACCAACAATACTTCAGGTACAAAAGATGTATCATTTAAAATAAGTGATGTTGATTTATTACCATACATGAGAAAAGTTGAATCAGCTAGTTATGATGGGTATGGATTTTATGCAACTAATTTTAAATTACTTTATCAGATAGTTGATGGGATTAATGATAGGCCAGATGCTGGTAGTTGGAAAGTTTATGATTTTACAACAACATCCCTGACATCAGTTGCCAACCAAACAATAAATCCAACATCTTTGGAGAATCAAACTCCAACGGCCAATGGTTTTGTCTTAACAAATGCAATTGGTTCGGCATCAACAACGTTTGATATTACAGTTCCATTATCAATGGCACCAAACACAAATTCAGATTTGTTACAGTTTGGTGATGAAAGATTCTTTTATGGTAACTTTAATACATTTATTGGTGCAACAATTTATAAAACATTGTTCGATATAAGAATAAATTCATCTCAATTCACAAAGACAACCAACCCAACAAGAAGTCAACAAGCATCAACAAATCCACCAGATATTAAGGTGTCCGAAGTCGGTGTTTATGATTCAAATAGTAATTTGGTTGTAATTGGTAAATTGAGTGAGCCAGTTCGTTTATTAGCTGGCAATACAATAATGCTTGAGCTATCTTTAGATTTTTAATATGGGATATATTACTACTGCAACCACGACAACACTCAGAGCTAAACTAACCCCAATTGGTAGGAAGAAGCTTATAATGACAAATAATAATTTAGTCACATCTTTTAGCCTTGGCGATTCAGATGCGAATTACTATGCTGCATTGCCATTGACTACTGGGGAGGTTCCATCTAATAGTGGTGATATTGGACCATATTCATCAGTAAGTAATAGTGTCGCACCAAATGTTGGAATTAAAAGCTTTTTATTGGTTAATAGTACTGGTACATTAAAAAAGGCTGTTGAACCAGAATCAAATCAGGTGACAACAGAATATGTTGCTGTTGGTTCAACAGTAATAAGTGGTAGCTATTTAACACAAAGTATTATTAATAGAAACAATCAGAATACAGACCCATTAGTTAACCTGTATTATTCGTTTAATCTTCCATTAAATTCGTCTGGTGATTATAACTTTACCGGTTTAACATCAACATATGGTGGTTTTTCGGACACAGCATTAAGTGGAATTGCACAAACAAAAATATTGGTCATTGCATTGGATAATACAAAGTATGGCGACCTTATTGACGGGAAAACGGTTAAAATAGAGTTAACAACAACAGCATCTACATTTACAATTTACAGCACTTTTCAAAACACTGGAGTAGCTAATTCTGTTCAAGATGCTAATTATACTGATTCAGCAACAAATACCTCAAATTTTGGGGGTAATGTTGCCTTCTTGGTATCAGATGGGATTATGAAACCAAATGGTGGAGATGCAACACTTAGTTGGGCAACTGGTTACGGGACAATAAAACCATTTAGTGTAAACGCTAAACAGTATTATAATTTAGTAACAAACACAAATCTTTCTGAAACAGCCGACACAGTTGTTGGTATAGCATATCTTGATAAGGGGTTATTGGTTATTACACATCCGACTATTGTTAATAATTTTGATGTTAGCTCAGTAGCAACTGTGGTAACATGTGATAGTGTATCTACCATGGTCTCTCAGAACATCACCTGTCTTTCAAACAGAGGAGAATTTGGAGTATCTACTAACCCAACATTCTCACCTAGTGATACGCCTAGAATCAGTGAGATTGGGTTATATGATACGGACGGTGATTTAATTGCCATTGCAAAGATGGATAGACATTTGGTTAAGAATGTAAATGAATTTTTTGCCTTGGGTATTAAAATATCTCTTTAAACTATTTAGTTTTAAATGTTCTGAATTATATTCAGAAAAACTTCTATGGAAAAACCAAATGATAATTTAATTCTTGGTCTTGATGTAAGTACCAAAACAATTGGTATTGCGTTATTTGAAGACAATAATGGTGTTGGTAATCTTAAATTATTGCACCATGTTAGTCCAAAGGTAAAGCCAGAACCAGAAAGTAAAATGGAAGAGCTTTTTGAAAAGGCTAGAATTTTTGAAAAGGATTTTTTAAACGCCTATGCTGACATGGGGATTACCAGAGTAATAATCGAGGAACCACTTCTCCAATCAAACAATGCTAACACTATTGGTGTTCTTTTAAGATTCAATGGAATGATAGCTAGGTCAGTTTATGAGACGCTTAATGTTGTACCAGATTTTATATCATCATATGATGCTAGAATGTATGCATTTCCAGAATTAATGCAAGTAAGGAAGAATAAAAAAAACGGAGAAGAAAGAACAGATAAAGAAATAACCAAGAGTAAACCTGTTCTTTTTGGTGGGCATGATTTTGATGTTGATAAAAAGATGGTAATCTGGGAATTAGTAGCCGACCTAGTACCACAAATTAATTGGTTTTACGATAAAAAGAATAAATTAACAAAAGAAAATTTTGATATGGCCGATGCATTTACCTGCGTAAGAGGATATATGCGAAAAAACGGTTTTTGGGCATAAAAATCAATAAAATCTGGGGTTATGCTTCAGATTTTTGCTTTTAAGGACTTTTTTTCGTAGATTTGGTCCGTGGCGTATATTACAAGCATTTTAGAAAGCTTTTTAGGTGGTCATAGAAGACACAATGAGGATTCTGGACAAATTAGTTTTGATTGTCCAGAGTGTTCAGCTGAGAAAGGTATGCCAGAAGGTGATGGAAAAGGAAATCTTGAGGTCAACTACAAAAAAGACGCATTCAAATGCTGGGTTTGTAAGGACACCAACGACATGCATGGGTCGATTACAAGATTAATTAAACGTTACGGTACACCTAAAAATCTAAAGGATTATCGTTTATTCAAACCAGATATATCACACGTCAAAATTAAACGAGATGTTGTGGTAACTCTCCCAGAGGGCTTTAAATTACTTAAAGATTGCACACCTAAAGACTTTAAATACAACACAGCAATACATTACTTAGAAAAAAGAGGGATTACCTCGGATATCATTGAGAAATTTGATATTGGATACACAACCAGAGGTAAGTTTTTTAATAGGATAATTATTCCATCGTACAATGAAGATGGAAAATTAAATTATTTTGTTGCAAGATGGTTCGACACACATTATATCAAGATGAAATACCTCAACCCAGAGGTTGAGAAGCAGGACATAATCTTTAATGAGGGTCGAATTAATTGGGATGCAACTATTTATTTAGTAGAAGGTCCAACTGACCATATTGTTGTACCAAATTCAATACCAATGTTAGGAAAATATATTTCAGAAGTGTTACTTGATAAAATATATGAAAAGGCGAATGCAAATATTGTCATACTTTTGGACGGTGATGCATTTAAAGATGCTGAAATTCTTTATCAAAAACTTAATTTTGGGAAACTAACAGGTAGAATTTGGCTTTGTCATCCGCCAGAAAAATACGACCCATCAAAAATTTACGAAAAATGGGGTAAAAGAGGGATTATCAAGCTTTTACGTAGAACAAAAAGCTTAGCTGAGTGGCAAAAACTAATATAATTTTGGAAAATTAGAATAATAATGTATATTCGCAAATATTGATTGATGATTAAAGAATTTGTTGGCCCAGTATATTTAGAACCAGTAGAACACGTTTATATTCACCGGGAAACGGGAATCAAATATAGTTCAGTTACAAAGGCGATTGCTAGTATTGAACCACATTTTGATGCCGAAGCTGTGTCTCAAGCGATTGTTCATCAACCAAATAACGTCAAACAAGAACGTTATATCGGTATGTCTCAGATTCAAATCTTAGACTATTGGCAAATGTTGAATGATGAGGCGAATACGTATGGAACCTATGTTCACGATACGATTGAAAAATATTTAAAGGCAAATAAATGGTGGTTTCCAGAGGATGAGTTGGCGCAAAAAGTAATAGTTGGGTATGAGAATTTGAAAATTGATGAAGGTTCGTGTATGTATCCAGAACGAATAATGTTTGCCGAAGAATATAGGTTAGCAGGTATGTCAGATTTAATTATCGATATTGATGACATGTTTTTTGACGTGGGTGACTGGAAAACAAATAGATTGTTTAATTATTGGAATCCATATGGGAATGAAACGTTGCTTAAACCATTTGACCATTTACAAAATTGCCAATGGTCGATTTATACAATACAATTAAGTACCTATGCTCGTATGTATGAGTTGGAAACCGGTAAAAAATGTAGGCACATTTGGATTGGATATTGGGACAAGACAGTGGAATCATTTACCAAGATTCCGATAATGTATTTAAAGGGTGAAGCAATGAAATTATTAGAACTTCATAAGTATAACACTCAATATAATTAGTATGCGTTATTTATTGTTATTTGCGATACTTTTAGTCTCTTGCGGAGCACCAAAGCATGTTAAAAAGCACATAAATAACAATGACTCAATCAGGGTTGAAAGAGCCATTGATAGGACACTTGAAAAATATTTTGAAGGTCATTTAACCTCAAAGTGACTGACAATATAGTCAATGTTATCTTTGGTTAACTTTTTATGTGTAATGTTTTGGTTCCACCATTGCCATGGAATAATGTACGATTTCAGGTAGGCACCCTTATCATTTTTGTTACCACTTATAGGTGTTTCAGGTTTTACAATCTTAAATAGTAGATTTTGATAACCAGTATTTTTATTACCAGCATCTTTGATATCACTTGTTTCTCTACTTGGAACGAACACCATCCCAAATAATTTATTATTGAAATATATTCCTTCACCGATATCAGCATAGGCGGCAAATTGGTCATATTCAGCCTCTTTTTTGTTAACAATTCTAACATTTGCATATACATATTGGTCTTTGGTATATGACTGGTCAGAAGCCTTTTTTTGTACACCAGTATTTGCGTCACTACTCGGCCATGGCACATCACCAATTAATATTTTTGGTGGTAATACAAAGTTTACCTTTCCGGTAAAAACACCATCTTTTTTAAGCTCTTCGATAAAATTAGCTAAGATAAATCTAGCTGTTTCAGCTCTTTTTTGTGCTAATTCTCCGGGTTCTAACCTATGTTTATATGTTTGTGAACTTGGTTCCATATCATAGTTCGGAACTCTAGATTCAGATGAAACCAATTCAATTGTAAAATCAGATGTTTGGTTTTTTAATAGGTGGGCACCAAGTTTTCTTAGCTCACCTTTAAGTGTTTCGCTCTCATCTTGTGTAAAGATATATTTTCCACTATGAAAGACCTTACCAAAATCTAGTTTGATTGAATCATTCTTAACTTGTTGGTTTACACTAATATTTGTATCCGCTGGAATTTTATTCTGTGCTTTAAGATTACCAAAAATCCCGGCAACACTAATAACAGTCGCTAACACATTCTCTTTCCAACCTTCTTCAATTGGCTGTTTTGGTTCAAAATCTTCCTTTATAATATCCCAAATTTTCATATAATATAAATACTCAATTATTTGCAAATGAGCGGACTAATTGGTATATTTGTATCAAAAAATTATGCCGATTCGTAAAATAATACACTTAGCTGATATACACATCAGGACATATAGGCTCCACGATGAGTATAAAGACGTTTTTAAGACGTTTTTAGCCCAGTTAACAGATTTGGTAAAGGAATACCAGAGAGAAGAGTTAAGGGTTGTATTGGCCGGAGATTTGGTCCACCAAAAAATTGTTATTTCTAATGAACAATTAATATTGGGTACATGGTTTATCAGAAAACTGGAGGAAATAGCTCCAGTGATAATAATAGCCGGGAATCATGATTTGTTGGAAAACAATAGAGACAGGGTTGACAGTATAACACCAATGGTTCAATTTCTACCAGATGCGAATGTGAATTATTTTACTGAGTCTAAGTGTTATTTAGACGATAATATTGTCTGGTGTGTATATTCAATATTTGAAGGTAATACACGTCCAAATATTGAATCAGCCAGAGCGCAATTTGGCAACGATAAAACATATATTGGCTTGTATCACGCTCCACTACTTAATGCTAAAACAGATATTGGTTATGTAATAGACCATGGTGCTGGATTGGATATTTTTGAAGGGTGTGACATGGTAATGCTTGGCGATATCCATAAACGTCAATCCTTTAACCATAAAGGAATTCAAATAGCGTATCCAAGCTCGTTGATTCAACAAAATTTTGGTGAAAATGTGTCTAAGCATGGTTTTTTATTTTGGGATATTGAGACCAAGACGTTTACAGAACATGATGTTGACAACAAATATCAAATGTATAATTTTAAGATAAAGTCACTAGAAGACTTAGAAAATAACGCTGAAATAATAACCAACTTATGACATACAAAGATTTAAAAAATTTCATAGCACAAATATCCGATGAATATGATGAATATGAAATAGTAAACGGGGAAGTCGGATACCTAGACCCAAGTGATGAAAATAGTCTTTCATATAGACTAGATAAACCAATAATTGCACTATACGTTGATGAACAATCAAAAGAACTCTGCTTTCTTCATCAAACCAGAGAAGATGTGTTAAGTACACTTAACAAAGGAAGTAATGACCCTACCGAAACAACTTAATGATGAAATTTGGGACTATTGCAGGGTCAATAGCATAACAAATATTGACGACTTTATTATTAAATTGGTAAAGCAGGGATTTACCGTTGAAAAATTTGGGGCAACACCACAAGTCAACGAACGAATCGTTGAGAAAATTGTTGAGGTACCAGTTGAAAAAGAAGTTTATGTCTCCAACGATGATGAGGTGAATAAATTAACGGATAAGATAAATCAACTTATAATAGAGCTTGATTTAGAAAGAAAAAAGAAAAAAGATATCTATGGCGAAGGCTAATATAAACGAACAAATAATTTTATCCCCCTATTCCAAGGTTAAGGTTTATTGGGATGACCGTCCAGAAAATTATAGCAAAGAAGCTAAAAATAAAATCAAAAATCATATTGCAAAAAAGTATGGTGTTAATAAAAATAACATAGATGTTATTTATCGGCCTGTTAAATTTGCTGATAATGGTGATGTTATTGAGATAACAGGTGCCAATATAGAAAATCTAATGGACATCAACTATCAACGTGGTTTGATGAAGGAATGGGTGAAGAGAGAGGGAAAAATGATTGGTGTTGAAAAAATTCTTACACTTGACGATAAAGTTAACACTGAGTTAAAACTAAACAACGAAACAACTCAACATACTAGTTGGACAATCAAATGGTTAAAGGTAGATAATTTTCTTTGTTTTGGTGAAGAAAATTATTTACCCTTTTCTAGAATCAAGGGGTTAACAGTGGTGAACTCGTTACCAGCCAATACTGGTGGTAAAACAACACTTACAATCGATACGATTAAGTTTTTACTTCACGGAAACACAACCAAAACAGATAAGAACGAAGAAATATTTAACACTTTTAGCAATAAAAATGAGTTGGTTGTCAGGGGGATGATTGAAATTGGTGGCGAGGAGATAATAATTGAAAGAAGAATGAAACGTTCGGCTAAGAAAGGTGGTGGTTGGACAGTAACAAATAAAGTTAATTATTTTGAAATCTTACCAGATGGAGAAGAAAAGACCCTCAATGAAGATGATGCAACAAAAACAACAATCAAAATAAACACAACAATTGGGAGTGAAAAAGATTTTGAGATGTTGGTATTAGCCACCGAAAAAAATCTGGATGACTTAATTGGATTAACAACAACAGAAAGCGGAAAGGTTCTTACTCGATTGATTGGTCTCGAAGTTATTGAGAAAAAAGAAGAGGCGGTGAGAGTAATGTATAATAATTTCAATAAGATTAAGAAATCAAACAATTACGATGTTATTACATTAACCAGTGAAATCACTACCCATAATGATAACATTGAGATGGGTAAAACAATTGAAGGAAATTTGAATAACAAACTAAACGAAATCAAAGAAGAAATTGTTAAGTTAAATGATGAGAACGATAGGTTACTTAATAGTAAAATAACCATCGATGTTACAATAAGCACTCTCAATCCTTCAAAACTTGAGAGTGAAATATCTGAAATAACCAAAACTGGGCTTAAGTTAAAGGGTAATGTTGAAACACTACAAGTTAGAATAAACGAAATAGGCGTTGTTGAGTTTGACGAGGATAAACATTATATAACGACTAGTAATTATAATACAGCTGTTTCAGACAGAAGAATAAAACAAGCTGAAATATCCAGATTAAAGGAAAATATCCAGAATCTTATTGATGGGGGTATTTGTAAGGCTTGTAATCGTAAACTTGATAATATTGATAACTCAGAACATATCAACAACCACAATATTTTAATTGGAGAACTTGAAAAAGAAATAACAATCTTAGACGAGGATATTAATCAATATACAACAATTTTGAACGACCTTAATTTGGTTAAAAAGCTCGTGGATGAGAAGAACAAACTTGAATTGGATAAGGATAGAACTGAGGTAGAAATGGGTGCATTAAGGAACCAAATCGTTTCTATGAAAAACGACCTTAAAAAGTATAAAATGAATCAAGAGGCGATTGAGCTTAACAAAAAAATTGACGGTGAGGTTGCCATGGTAAAAACAAAACTTAATGTGGCACATTATAGTAAAGAAGACACTTTATCAAAGATTCAAAAAATAAAACAAGACATTGAATCAAATATAAACCAAATTAGTTCAAAAAATAGCTTAATAGAAGAGCTTAAAAAGGAAGAGGAAATCGAAAGAGTTTATAAGATTTATATCGATATTGTCGGTAAAAAGGGTATTAGCAAGTTAGTCCTTAGGTCGGTTCTTCCAATAATAAATTCTGAGGTTCAAAGACTTTTGGAGGAAGTTTGTGATTTTGAAATCGAGATATTTATTGATGATAAGAACAACGTTCAGTTTTTGATAAATGAAGATGGTGTTTCAAAATTATTGAAATCCGGTAGTGGATTCGAAAAAACAGCGTCTAGTTTGGCATTAAGAGGAGTTTTGGGGAAGATTTCGACACTTCCTATGCCTAATTTTATTACATTTGATGAGGTATTGGGTAAGGTTGCGAATGAAAATCTTGAAAAGTTAAAACCATTGTTCGATAAAATAAAAAATATGTATGAAATTGTTTTCTTGATAACCCATAATGATTTGGTGAAAGACTGGGGGGATAATATAATAACCGTTGAGAAGGAAAATCACATATCAAAAATCACAATAAAATAAAGAACATGAAATTTAGGAACTATTGTTTGGTAGTAATGGGTAACACTAAAAATATTTTACCTGAGATTATTAAAATTTCAGAAACGAAGCCAAATATGTTAGATGCGAAGGGTATTATTATATCCACATTTACTTCTAATATTGAACCTAGGGAATTAAGCGACTATTTTAAATTAAATAAACGAAATTTTTTATTGTTTGATTTGAATGAAAATAATTCTGGGTTTCATATTGGAAAAGAAGAAATCAACGAAGGTCTTTTTGGTTTTTTGAAAGATATGGGTGAAACAGAACTAAGACAAAAAACCGATGATTTAATACATGAGATTAGTTCGACTACTGTAACCAATAAGATAACGAAGTATTCTAGCAAAACAAATAAGACTGAGCCAGACATCTCAATTGAAGATATTGACAAAATGTCATCAGAAGCTAAGAATGATTTAATGAATAAATTAATAGATAAAGCGTTAAAAAATAATTTGTCAGAACATGATAAAAAAATGCTTGAGAAACTAAGTGATTAAGGGTTAATAACTTGACTTTTAGCCTTTTTTACGTATATTTATACGTTTATACACGATAACAATTTTTTGAAATTAACAATTAAATGAGTAAAAAATATGTAAACTTTGACATTGACAACAGCTTAACCCAGTATTTTAAAGATGTTAGAAAATCAACATTATTAACCCCTAATGAAGAGATTGATTTAGCGATAAGGATTCAAAACGGTGACAAAATGGCAATTGAAAAATTGGTAAATTCCAATTTAAAATTTGTAATATCAATTGCAAAAGAATATCAAAACCAAGGGCTATCACTAGCTGACTTAATAAGCGAAGGTAACTATGGTTTAGTAAAAGCGGCAACTAGATTTGACCACGCTCGTGGTTTTAGATTTATTTCATACGCTGTTTGGTGGATAAAACAATCTATCATTCAAAGTTTAAATGAAAACGCAAGAATAGTCAGGCTCCCAGCCAATGTAATAAATAAACTTTCACGACAAAAGAAGGAAATTGAAAAATTTGAGTTTCAAAATGAACGTGAACCGATTTATGGTGAAATTTTAGACGAAAACGATGAAGCGGTTGAAATTATTTCATACCCTAAGTGTTCATCTCTTAATGATGTAATAAATGAAGATGGTGATGAAATGATTGATTTATTATCATCAGATGAAGATGAAAGTTCAATTATCGTTGATGACAGAATAAAAAATCAATTACAAAAAACTCTTTCAATTCTTGACGAAAGAGAAAGAAACATTGTTGAGTGTTATTATGGTATCAATATTGATTGTGAGCCAATGACACTTGAAGCAATAGGTGAAAAATATGATTTAACCAAAGAAAGAATCAGACAAATAAAAGAAAAGGCAATCAGAAAACTAAGACATAATGCCCATGATTTGTATAGTTTGATGAATGAATAATATTTATAAATAAAATATTATGAAATTTAGATTTAGTTTTCTAGTAGCTTTAGCAGCTGCATTGGTCGCAGGATGTGCCGCATATTATTCGGTTTTTGGGTTAAGTCAGTTATTTGCAGGTGCGAGTATTTCCGTTATTATAATGGCATCAAGCTTAGAGTTCGGTAAGATAGTAAGCGTCAGCTTACTCCAAAGATATTGGAGTAGAATATCAAAGGCGTTAAAGATTTATTTGGTTACAGGTGTTTTCATTCTTGTTTGTATAACATCTGGTGGTATTTATGGGTTCCTATCAAATGCATATCAACAGACCGCATCAAAATATGAAATTGGTGAGGGTCAGTTAATGGTTTTAAACAATAAGAAAGACCTATTTGATAAAAACATTGAGGATAACAAAATAATAATCGAAACAAAATCAAAGAGGGTTCAACAACTTAATGACCTTAGAACAAATCAAGAAGCAAGATTAGACGGAGCAACAAGCAATGCAAATAGAAGCAAAGCTAGGGCAGACATAAATTCAGCTACCGTTGAAATTCAAAAGTTAAATACCGAAATCGACAATTTAAACATAAAGAACTCAACATTACTTGATTCCTCAAATGTATACGCAAATAAAGCGATTGAAGCCAAGGCCGGAAACGGAGCTTCAGCCGAATTAGGTCCATTAAAGTATTTATCTCAACTTACAGGACAACCGATGGATAAGGTTGTTAACTGGTTTATATTGTTACTTATTTTTGTGTTTGACCCTCTTGCCGTTGCATTGGTAATAGCAACAAATAGGGTTCTAGAATTAGAGAGTAAACATGGTGATGAACCAGTTAAAAAGAACCCAATATTAAAAACACTTGAAAGTCTAAGAAAAAAACGAGAAGAAATAACACAAGACCCGATTGAAGATTTCGAACCCGAACCTGACCCTGAACCAGAACCCGAACCTGAGCCAGAACCTGAGCCAGAACCTGAGCCAGAACCAGAACCTGAACCAGAACCTGAACCTGAGCCAGCGCCACAAATACACAAAAAAGAACCTGTCATACCAACTGGTAGTGTAAAGCTTGAAGATATAAAAGAAATAAAAGAAAACTCAAATAGGGGTTTCTCAATGCCCATACCAAAACCGTCTAATAACACAATTGAAAGAATTGGAACCAATAAGTTTTTAAGGAAAGATGACCGTGAAAGTCTTATTTTTAAAAGAAAACAATAATGTTAATAGATGAGACAACATATATTTTACCAGATGCAAATTATGTAAAGGCAGAAACAATTAAAAAACAAATAGTTATCGCCCATACTGGTAGTATAGATATGAGACATATACCCAAGTGGAAACACAGATTAAATGGTAGATATAATAAAACAGCCGCATTTTCAATTGATGTGGCTGGTAATGTTTATAGACATTTCGACCCAATTTATTTTTCAAAATTTATAGGTGACCTTGAACTTGATAAAAAAAGTATTATAATTTTACTTGAAAACGAGGGTTGGTTATCTAAAAATACCGAAAATGGTGAATTTATTAACTGGATTGGCCATATTTATAGTAAACCAGAAAGTGTGTATGAGAAACGTTGGAGGGGTCATGAACATTGGGCACCTTACGGAGTGGAACAATTTGAATCTACATTGGAATTGGTTAAAAAACTATGTGATGAGTTTTTCATCCCAAAGACATCAGTTCCACATAACACTAAGTTGGATAATATTAACAACCTAGAAGGTGTTTTATATAGAAGCAATCTAGAAAAATATTACACAGATTTAAGCCCAGCTTGGAACTGTGAGAAATTCAAATATAAACTTGAAAACGAATGAAAAATAGAGAAATGATAAACGAACATGACCTAACTAAAAAAATGATTGAAACCTTGAGAGGTGGAATGCTATTAGAAGGTGATGAAAATTCGGACGTAATATCACCTACATCAACTGATGCGGTATATAGTGAAGAAGTTAAAAAAATTAGTGATACTGTTGACCCTAGGGTTCAAATTACAAAGTTCAAAATTTATCCTAGAGACAGGAATGTTGAATTCGAGGGTAGATTGGATTCCGGTATCAACTTCTTTATGTCAACCAAAGCGATGAAATTGAGTATTTCGATTACCGACGACCAAGGTCAGGCTACTAGGATTTATATGGATAAAGAATTGCTAGCAACAATTCAAAAACTAAACGGTTTTTATGAAAACTGGACCAGAGAATGGGCACAGAAATTAAACACCGAATATAGAGCAAAATAATTTTTATGAATAATAATGAACAAACCCCATCTACCAGTATTAAAGATTCTGGAATTTTGTGTTGGATTAAAAAACAAATATCAAAAATAAAGGGTAGAACACTTATTGATATCATCATCATTGCGATTCCGGTGTTATTGATATATGTTTATTTCAATCTAGACCCAACAGAAATCAAACAAACGCTTAAAGATAACAAAAAAATTGAGAGCAAGATTGATAGCCTAAAAACGGATAACCAATTTATTGTTGAACGAATGTATGAACTAGAAAAAAAACAAACGATGTTTTTTGAGCTTATCAATCAAAACAATGATTTGATTAAGGAAAATAATAAAGAATTGCAGAAATTAAAAAGAATATACAATGAAAAAATTAATTCTATTAATGGGTATAATGTTAGTCAGCTTGATAGCTTCTTCGCAAACAGGTACAAAGAATACTACAACAAATAATATTGATAGTATTGTTCCGTTACCAAAAAATGTTGCAAAAGCCGTTGCTAAAGATTTGATTAAAGGTGATTCACTCTTGGCAGAGGTTAACGTATTAAAGAAAAATGAAAAATTATTGCAAGATAATTTAAAATTAAAGGATAATGTTATTGAAAATAAAGACAATATCATTACACTTTATAAGACTAAAGAGGATAACTACAATACAATGTTAACCCTTAAGGATATTGAGAAAAAGAATCTAGAGACCCTAGCCAATACACTTAAGAAAGACCTTAAAAAAACAAAACGAGAGTTAAAACTAACAAAAATCGGAGGCACCGCTATTATTGGTGTGCTAGCATATTTAATTTTAAAATAATGATAGACTTAAATAATTTACAACCACCATATGAACCAAAGGTTAAAAACCGTTTTGTTGTTACGCTACCCGAAGAACTCGGATTACCAAGTTGGTTGATTCATTCGACAGAACGACCAAGATTCGGAACAAACGGATATCACCTCATACCAGAACCATTGAAGTTTGTTTTACGTGACCCAATTACTCCATCTACAACGCAAGCTGTTTGGGAATTGTTATCAGGACTTACAGATATTGAAGCCGGAACAGAAATCAACCCAGAATTAAAGATTGAACTTCAGAAGAAATATCAGAAATTCCAACAAGGATTTGATTATACATTGGAATTATTGGACCCACTAGGTGTTGTTGTTGAAAAATGGACAATAACAGGGTGTAAATTGATACGAATCGATTTTGGTAACCTTGATTATTCAAATTCGGAGATGGTTGACATTACGCTAATATTCCGGCCAGTGAGAGCTTATCTTGAATTTTAATAGAAGAGACTGAAAAGTCTCTTTTTTTGTTTGTTTTTGTATATTTATATTATATTAAAAGACCCTTAATTCATATGAAAATCAATGAAGAATTGACAAAAGCCGATGTTAACAAAGGTGTAGAAACCTATATGGGAACAGCCGAATTTAAGGCAAAGATTGAAAAAATTGTCAAAGATAGGATAAAGAACGACAAAGAACTTGAAGACAAAGTGGTTGAAATAACCAAAAACGTCTTAACTCAGCTTTATAAAACGCTTTGGGTTAAGAGAAGCTTTTGGAAGAGTAGTTTATCAAATAGCGGTAACTAACATGAAAAAAATTAAACTTACCAAGGAACAATATGACAGGCTAGTCACCAAAAATATATTTGAATCATCAGATGTTAAAGGTGGGGTTAATAGGGTTAATACTACATTTAAGAAAGCATTTAACAAAGCTGACGTTCAAAATCTTGGTGAAGATGAATTTAATATTACCAGACCAATTGCTGGGCTTCCAAATACAAAAATGAACAAGACAAAGGAAATCCCAACACCTGAAGCGATTACTGAAGATATTTTTAGTCCCGATGTTCATAAAGCGGTACATGATGTTATTCAAAACATCTGGCTTAATCCATCACAACAGGGGTTGGATAAATTTTTTGTTGAAAACGGAATTACATGGGGTGATATAATTAGTTATCTTACTAGTGTAGGAGTTGTTGCGGCTGTTGGAAACGGAATATATAAAGTAACAAATTACTTTAAAAGAAAATTTAGTGGTAATAAGCAAAAAGATATGCAGATGAAGATGGCCGATATTGAAAAGATGGCCAAGATGGTTGAAAAAGACCCAGAATCTCCATGGCAAAAAAAGGTTAGATTACAAAGCAAACCAGAAACAGGGTTTGAACCCAAGCCAAAATCATTTAATCCAAATGGTCGTAAGCCTATATCTAGTTATCCTAATCCAGCTTTACAAAACAAAGAAATGGAAGAAGCTAGTAATTATCCACCCGGAACTGAAGATGACCAATCAGCACCTTGGAATCAGGATAGTTCAAACGTTGAGATTTCAAGTGCCAAAAGGATTTACAAACCTATTGTCATGAATTATGATATAGCGGTTCTAAATGGGCCAGATGGTGTGTATATTTTTTACTATGATGATATCGATAGAAGTGAAATACCAAACGCTGATTATGAGTTAACGATTGACGATTTGGTTGATTACGTAAATGAACATTCTGAAACAATTAAAAAAGGTATAGGAATGGAGGGGTGGAATTCAGGTGCCGAACTAATTAAACTGGATGAACCACTCAGGGAAGAGCTTATTAAGCTTTATTCTAAGGATAAAGAGTTAATGAAGGCCTTACAAAGACTTGAAGAGATGACCAGCGCAGCAAGCTCTGGTTCGTTTACAGGGCCATTCGGCGGAACACCAGACAAAAACCGTACAATGGGGTATAGTCCAGCTGAACAAATAGATGAAATGACAGCCGCAGGTGGTGGCGGAGCACCAGAAGTCGGTTCAAGTTCAACAGGCCAATATGTTCAACCAGCTATTTGGGCCAATGGTAAAAAAAATTGGAAAGCGGCTAAGAAAACACAATATCCGGGTGGAGAAATGGTAGATTTAGATTCTTGTACCAAATTAAACAATAATAAATCCGCCCAAAATGGTAAATGTAGTACTGGAGCCGCTGATGGTGTTGTAAAAACACATAAAACCAATCAATCTGTTATTTCTAAGTCTGTTTATGAAGAAGTGGCTAAAAGAACGGGAAAAACAATAGAAGAAGTAGAGAAAATTATTAAAACAAAACAGGTTAAGGATAAATCTTTAAGATAAACTGGGATATTTATATTAAAATACGACGACATGGATAAGAACATAATTAAAAAATACTTAAACGAGACCTTTGTATCTGAAGCATCAAAGTCAGAGGCCAACGGGACACCTGCTATTAAGCTTGCTGGGAAACTAGCCAAGGATAATAAGAAGGTAAACAAGGATGGTGTTGAAGAAATTGGAAAGGATATGACAAAATATGAAAAATCCTTAACAAAATCTGATGCTAACGCTAAAACAATGGGTCAGAATAAATTTAATTATGCGGATGATGAGGAAAAGAAGTATCATGATGAAATGGAAATCATGAATGGGCAGGAGATGATTCAATACGACAGAACAGATGAAAAATTTAGAGAAAGAGCATTAGAAGCAATTGAAGGAAGCTCAAACATGGGAAACAATTCAGAGTGGGCGAATGTTGTTGCTAAAGGCCAAGGTGGAGACCCAAAGTTTGGTAAAAACCTAGCAAAAAAGATAAAATCTTCAATTAAGAAAAGAGCAGAACAAACACCAACAACAAAAATGTTTGGTGATGACTGGGAAGTTACAAAAGGCGAGGGGCATAAAAAATATGCGCTTGAAAATGAAAATAAAAACAAACCGAAAATAAAAGAATCTATGAAAAGACTCAAATTTAAAAAAGAATTTAAAGGTGTTGGAAACGCCCTTAAAATGATACCTGAATCATACAAGGTAGACAACAAGGTATTTGAAATGACTGACGGAAACGAATCATACAAAGTACGTTGGGAAGGCAATCTTACCGAAGGTAAAGCAGTTATATTAATGGCAGCTGATAAAACAATGGTAAACGAAGACATTAAAAAAATGAAACACCTTATGGGTTACAAGTCTGAAGATACTCTTGGAACCGTCAAAGGTAAATCAAGAATTGATGAAGACAAAGCATTTGCTGATGTTTGGGCTAAGACCAAAAAAATCATGGAAAGCGAAGATATCGAAGACCAAGATGCCGAAAAGGAAGCACCATTCGATGAAGCAGACATCAAACAAGCACCAGAAGCTAAGAAGCACGTTCAAGGTTCTGTTTCAACAGAAAAAGGAACCAAAGCCCCTAAGCCAAAAGAAGGAGCATGGGAAGAAGCTGATGTAACTCAAGCACCAGAAGCTAAGAAGCACGTTCAAGGTTCTGTTTCAACAGAAAAAGGAACCAAAGCCCCTGCACCAAAAAATGGTGAATGGGAAAAAGCAAAGAAAGGTGCCGCACCTGAAGCTACAAAAGATGTTAAAAAAAAAAGTCTAAGTGAGTCTGAATTAGACGATGATGACATAGATTCTGATGTTCCGGTTAAAAAAAGAGCTGATGCGTATGATGCAAGCCTAGATGTGGCAGACCCAGAAGACATGGCGCAATCAGTATCACCATCAGATATAGCTAAATCCACCAACGCACCAAAATTCGTAAATAAAGATGTTGATGGTGATGACGATATAGATATTGTTGATGTTGATGAACCAGCACAGCCCAACACTGAAACAAAATTAGTTTCAAGTAAGACTAGACCGGGAGTGTTTGGTATCATGACAAAGGTCGGTGGTAAGGTTGTGGGTGTTGAAGATGTTCCCCCACAATATCTTGAATTAGCTAAAACATCACCAAACGCTGCCTTGGCTAAGATTAAGGCTGAAAAAAGAATGGCTAGTGTTACTGATGATGAAAGTTTAATGGAGGAAATTGATAAACATTTTGGAATAACAAGAAAAAAATAACATTAAGAAAGCCCCACTTTGTGGGGTTTTTCATTTATTAAAATATTTATTTTTAATGGATTAGCCTTATAATAATTGAATGCTACAAAATAAAAAACATTTAGAGTTGTTAAGCTATATTAATACACCGATGAGTAGAGAAAGCATTCTATTACTGTTCACAAGTCATAATATCAAATATGAAAAATGTGAACTTTACAATGATTTTATCCAATCACTTATTGTACTTATTTTCGATACATATATGGGTGATGATATAACCAATTCAGTGGAACAAAAAAATCACTTTAAATGGTGCTGGGAGAAGAATGTTAGCAATTTTAAAACAGAAGGTATCTATATTGATGGACAAAAGTTATACAAACATTTTCTAAGTTTTATGGTTGAACTCTATTACTCAGCCAGTAATAAGGTGGAAAATAGAATTATTCATGACAATATGTTTAGATATTGGGATTACATTTTTGATTACAACAATACCAAAAGTAAGTCAGATATGGATAAACTTATTGAAATCTACAAACTCTTCGAAGCCTCAAATATGTCAAAATAATGCCTTTTAGGCTTGATTTTTTCATTTCATTTATTATCTTACTGAAAATTCACTTATGGATATTAACAGATTTATCAATGTGGTTATGTCAGACCTCTCACTTGAAAACCTAAAGCTTCAGGATAATCTTGAGGTTCAGATTAATAGTCAAGAACAGATTGAAACCAAAGTACTTAGGATTAAAACCCTACTAGAAAAAATAGTTATAAACGACCTTATGATATCAAAATTTAAATCATTGGTTGCGCCTATTATAGATAACAAAAACGAAAATACAGAAGACAATGGAAAAATTTAATCAATTAAAAACCATCCTAACAGATATGACTGAGGACATGGAAAAATTCTACTCAAAGGGAAACAAATCAGCTGGTGTTAGAATCAGACAACAACTGCAAGACGTTAAAGCACTCGCACAGGAAATCAGAAAGGAAATTTCTGAAAAGAAGAAAGAGAAAAAAGATAAAAACGACTAATATGTTAATTGACATACTTAATAAGTTTCTCATGGTTTTGTTTTTTGTATCATGTTTAAATACAATAAGACATACCTATTACTTCATTCAAGCATGGTTTACATCAACAGATGATGAACCAGTTAAATATACCATTTCAAATAAATCATTATTTTTATTAGGAGTATCAATAGCGTATATTATAACCTCTATATTTACAGGAATAAAAATATAAATTCAAATATGGCCAATTTACAACAAACACTAGATGCGTTACAACCTTATGTTGTTGGTATAAGATATTTAGAAAAACGACCAATCATCGACGTTGTGTTTAAGGACGGTTGGACAGTACTTGAGTCAGACTTAATTACAAAAGAAAAGGGTAGCCAAGAACTTAATTACTATATGGTATACAGTAACAAAGAAGGTATTGGACTCGATGAACTCTTATTATATATTGAGGCGACAATCAAATTAAATATTGAACGAGAAAAGAAGCACGAACTACTTAAAGATAAGGTAAATGAATTAAAAATTCTTTTTAAAAAGACACCATTGGCAACATTGAAAAGATTAAAGTTCACATTCAATGAAGAAGAGCTGTTACCAGAAATAAATGAGTTTGATTTGGAAGAAAACAAAGACGAACCCGTTGCTGAAACTCAAACACAGGTAATTGAAGAAGACCAACCAGTCAACGAACCAGTAATTGTGCAAGAATTGGATGCGGAAGAACGTGAACTATTAGAAGAAGAACAAAGGGCAGAAAACTTTAGATTATTGCAACAAAAAACTAAAAGTAACGGACAAATCAAGAAAATAAGCTCAACAGTCGAACTTCCCCCAAAAAGAACGATAGAAGAAGTTGTATCACAACCAGATTGTGATTGTGCGCCAGATGAATTTTGTGATAAATGTATGGGGTATAAAGGCCTGTAATTATTTATCAAATGCTCGTTCAAATGCTTCCTGAATAGTATGTGTTAACCAAACACCACCACTAGCAAATAATCCATGTAAGAATACTGATAATACCTTATTATCAACAGTAAGTGGTGTTGGAACATTTGATAAAATAAGAATGGTTGTTATGGCGAAGCCCATCCATGTACCAAGACACATGAAGCAAGTAAATAGTTTATGAAGGCTATACCCTCCCGTACCAAATTTAGCTAAATAATTTCTAAATCCCTCAAAGATTGACCCGAAAATAATGTTGTTACATGCTCCATAGCAAATCAGAATAAAAATAACTGGATTCATATGTTTTATTGTAATGATATTGATTTTTTTTAAAAAATCAATATCTTTAAACATATTTATTAATATTATGGAAACACCAATACAAACCAATATTGAAAAAGAGCTGGAAAAAAATAAGCAATTGGAACATATTGAGAAATATAAAACGGCACTTAAAAAGGCTCAGTTTATAAATGAAATCAAGAATGGGTTGGGTAATGAAATCAAGGTAAATCCAAGTAAAATAAGATTTATAAAAAAACCTTGGCATAAAAGGCTTGGTCTGTTTCTTAAAAAAATATTTACAAAGTTTTAGTATGAGTTACGATGATTTAATAACAACAATTACAGAAATTGTTAATAACGATTTGATTAAAAAAGAGGGTCTAACGCTTCAATATGAAGTAGGTGAAAAGACATTCAAACGGTTGAATGAATACTTTTTTTATAAATCAAATCCTCCTGATGCTGAACCAATTAGCGGCGAAATCTTTGAAATAGAAATCGATGGTTTGATTGTCAGATTTGTCAAAAAATCGACTATTTTTAAAAAAATAGAAAAAAGTTAAGAAAAAATTTGCAAAATATCGTTTGGTGTCGTATATTTGTGGTCTCTATTCGTTTTTTCAACTAAAACATTTTCTATGTCAACATTATTATCTGCTTTGCAGACCAAAGACCGTTTAACTGAAAACGGAATGTCAACCAATTCTTCATCTCTGAACAATTGTGTTAATTTATTTTTCCAAATTGGTGCTATGAGAGGTAAAGATAAGCAATTGCTTATCAATGCTTTCGTTAAAGCATATAATGAAGATGCCTTGACAGCTATAAAGTTGTTATTTTGGGCTCGTGATATCAGAGGTGGTGCCGGAGAAAGAGAAATCTTCAGGAACATAATTAGATATCTTGCAAATACACAGCCAGACTCTTTGGCTAAGAATCTATCATTAATACCTGAATATGGTAGATGGGATGACCTATTACAATTAGCTGGTACAAGGCTTGAAAAACAAGCGTTTGAAATCATTAAGAAAGGTCTTAATGATAACCATGGATTGTGTGCTAAATGGATGCCACGCCCTAACGTTGGTAACCGAGAAAGAAAAAGACTAGCAAACTCTTTAAGGAAATTCTTAGGTCTTACACCTAAAGAATACAGAAAACTATTGGTTGAAAAATCCAATACTGTTGAACAATTAATGTGTTCTAAGAATTGGGGCGCAATTGAGTATTCTAAATTGCCATCTAAGGCTATGTCTGATTATATGAAGGCGTTTAGCAAGAATGACTTGGCCAGATTCCAAGCGTATTTGACTTCACTTGAAAAGGGTGAAACTAAAATCAATGCCGGTGCAATATACCCATATGATGTAACCAAGAACCTTAAGCATGGTGAGGCAAGAGGTGCTGATGCACAGTGGAATGCGTTACCAAATTATATGGTTGGTAATACCGAAAGGTTATTACCAGTGGTTGACGTATCAGGTTCTATGAGTAGCAATTCAGCTGGTGGAAGCAAGTCAGTTACATGCATGGATGTATCAATATCATTAGGCCTCTATATTTCCGAAAGAAACGAGGGTCCATTTAAGGATGCGTTTGTAACATTTTCAGATTTTCCAGAACTTCAGTATTTGAAGGGTAAGTTGAGCGAAAGATATGTGCAATTATCCTGTGCAAGCTGGTCCATGTCAACCAATCTTGAATCAGTGTTTAAACTTATTCTTAGTAAGGGTAAGAGTGAAAATGTTCCACAGGAACAAATGCCAACAATGATTTTGATTCTATCAGATATGGAGTTTAATTCAGCCACTAGAAGTAATTGGAATCCAACAGCACAAGAAATGATAGAAAGCATGTATTTAGAAGCTGGATACAAGATGCCTAAGATTGTTTATTGGAACCTTAATTCTAGAAACCAAAATGTTCCGGTTAAGTTTGATAAGCAAGATACCGCATTGGTATCAGGGTTTAGCCCATCATTGCTTAAGAGCCTGTTGAGTGGTAAAGACCTCACACCATTGAGCATGATGTATGAAGTTATAAATAGTGAGCGATACGCTGCTATTACAGTATAAAGATACTCTCCTTTGCTGAATTTGCTACTCAGCTGCCTTAAGGAGAATAATTTTGAGTAGCTTGTTTGTTAAAGATGTTTTCTGCAACCAAAAAAAAATCTAGATATCAATTGCAAACAACGTAGGTCTTTTAGTATTGTTTCTGCCTTTATCGCATTCTGGGGCCAGTTAATAGGATACCCAATTTGTACCTTACAGAAACAACCTTCATCACTGAGTTCGAAGTAAAAGCTCCCACATCTTGTAAATAAGCGAAAGAATTAAGGTCCGTAGAAATACGGACCTTTTTATTTAAACTATTTACACTATCAAAAAAAACCAGTAGACTTACATACTAAATCGAATATATGTATATATCAGTTAAGACTATTGACACACTTAAAAGCACAGTGCATAAGGGGCGACTAATTTCCGAATACATCATTTATGTGATGATTGGAGACGTTGCAATTAAAGCCTATACAGAATATGGGTCAAAAGCCTGTGTTGATAGAATTGATGAATTAAAGAAAGAGTATAACATAAATGATGCCTTTTACGAAATAAACTAATTATGAACAACAAAACTGAACACCCACTTGTATTGGTCTTTTATTTGGACCGTTTACTCATGCAAAACACCGAAATAATCAAAACCTTTGGTGAATCAATTAATCATATGATTAATGTTAAACAATTAAATGCTTTAGCTCTATTTATGCCAACAGACGATGAAGAAAGGGTTGAATGTATTAACCCTGTTATTGCCACAGATGAACAAATGTCTGAAATAACAAAACTTATAAGCGATATTAAAAAACAATTCAGTGTCGGAGACGATACATCAAACATTCAATCACCAACCCATGACTAACGAACAAAAAGCAATTTATTACGATGAATTACTACGTGAAAGCGATAAGTTACAACGAATTAATTCTAAACTTAAGTCTGAATATGTAACAGATATTCCCCCACATGTTCAGAAAATAATAGATGAAAACAATGGTAAGATTGCGTTATTGGTAACTAAATTAGAAAACCTATTACGTTAAGGTCTGGTTGACCGTCTTCTTATTTTGGTCATCGGCCATTTGGTGTGTTCATGAATAATTTCATACATTCTACTAACCGTTGCTGGCGTAGCTGTGCCCATAAACATCAGACTTTTTATCTTCTGCTTTTTGGCAATCTTATTCAACACATGGTGTAAACGTTGAGCGTCTTCTTTACATTTACACACGACCATATCAAATTGGTCTTCGTTATAAATGACGAGTTTATTATGTACAACAATGACTTGTTTTACCATTTTAGCTTTATATGCCCCGGAAACAAGACGCTTAACAACCTCATTTATTGTTGGTCTATTGGCTTTTGAATTTAAACCAAATATCCAAAATGTCTCCTCTAATTGGTAATCACTTGAAGCCAAAATTGTCCAATCCCCAATAGGTTTTTCAACATATGTCTTCCCATAATCATCCCTTATTGTTCTAAATGTATCGGTTGGTTCTGTTGGTTTTATCACACAAATTTTATATTTTACTGGTTTGATTTTCAATGTGTTAACAAATTTTTTTGGAAATTTGATTTGTTTATTTTTTTCAATAAGATTGTGGTAATTAATAAATGATGTTTCCTTTGTTTTACAGGTGTGTAAGGTTTTTTTATATTTCCCGTTATATGTTAAAATTACTCTATAAATCATTTTTGGTTTTGTTTAATAATTTACGTATATTTGTAGCAAAATAAAGTGAAATGAGTAAAAGAGATTTCTATGATGTTCTCGGTGTAGCCAAAACCGCAACTCAAGCTGAAATAAAAAAAGCTTACAGGTCATTGGTTAAAACACATCATCCAGATAAGGGAGGTGATGAAACCGCTTTTAAAGAAATAGCCGAAGCATATGAGGTGTTGTCTGATGAAAAAAAACGCAAAGATTATGATACCTTTGGTCATACCAAACCTTCTCAATTTGGCGGTGGATATGACCCGATGGATGATTTTTTACGAAAAGCGGGTTTTGATACATTTAGAACAGCAAAGCAGCCAGAAATTAAAAAGGGACCAAACCTTCATATGACGGTTAAACTTACCCTTGAAGAAATATTCAATGGAACAACTAAAAAAATCAAATACAGAAGGAATGTTATGTGCGCAACGTGTTTAGGTAAGGGTGGAACCGGTGTCAAAGATTGTGGCACATGTTCAGGCCATGGATTTGTCACACAAGTAAGACAAACAAATTTTGGACAGTTCAGACATACAATTAATTGTCCTACTTGTAACGGTGAAGGTTCATCATATGAAACAGAGTGTAATACATGTAAGGGCCATGGTGTTAATCTGGAAGAAGACATCAATGAAATTAGCATTCCACATGGTGTTCTTGATAATATGACAATGTTTTTAGAAGGAAAGGGCCATGCGATTAAAAACGGTATCTCTGGGGATATGCTTATTACAATAATGGAGCTTCCACATGATTTATATGTAAGAAACGGTAATGACCTTCGATTTAATCTTAAGCTGACATACCCTCAATTAATTCTTGGTGATAAAGTCGAGATACCAACAATTGAAGGAACAAAAATAAGAGTAAATATTGCTGAATATACAAAGGTTGGGGAGACATTAAGAGTTTTGGGAAAGGGAATGAAGGTAATGGAAACAGAAAGTAGGGGTGACTTGTTATTGGTTACAGATTTAAAGGTCCCTGAGAAATTAACAGCCAATGAATTGAACCTTATCAAAGAATTAAAAAAACTTGAGACCAAAGTTGCAACTCAAGAAAGTAATTAGTATATTTGCAGTATAAAAATCCGTAACCATGGCAAAATTCGAAGAAGTTTTTGAGGACACACAGGCCTTATTCACAAATTTTATCTCAGACATAGACAATTTAAGAGAGGTAAATATTAAAATCCTTGCAAGTAAAAATCTTAAAGAAATAGGCAAGGTGGTCAAAGCAAATGATTTGCTTAAATTTATGACCAAAGAAGATATCATCATCCTTTTAAATGAAACAATTTTTGAACAACTTGATGATGAACAAAAAATGATGGTTGTTGAAGAATTACTTGCTGCAATATACTTTGATGCTGAAAAAAGCAAGGTTAGTATCATTAAGCCAGACATCAATACATTCTCATTATTGCTTCGCAAATATGGGTATGAAAAGTATGAAACCTTACACGAATCAGTTAAGGCACTTTTTGCACAAGCAGATGAAGAAGCAGCTGAAAACAATCTGTAATGACACCAAGTGAAGTAGCAGAGTTTAATCCAGAAGCGTATATATGCGATGGATTTGATGAAGCTTTGATAGGAATTGCCGAACGAATAAATCTCGGCCCAGTTGCGGCATATTCCGTTGAAAAAATTATTGATATTCTTGTTTTGAGAGATGGAATGTCATACGATGATGCAAGAGAATATTTTGAGTTTAATATTCTAGATGCTTGGGTTGGAGAAAACACACCAGTATTTATTACAATGACAACATAGTGTATGTTAAGATTATTTAACTTCTTTAAGAAGAAGAAACAACCAAAAAATGAACCAATAATTCATGTTATTGGCGGAAAAGAATGTCCGATTTGCGGAGAATATGGACTTTTTAGTTATCACACAAAAGAAAAGGGCAAATATTATTTTTGTGAAGACTGTTTTAGAGAAATATCCAACGCACAGTTTGAAAAATTAAAAAAAGAAAAGAAGTAATATGGACCAGTACAACGAATTTAAAGATTATGCTGTAAAACACATGGGAATTTCATCATTAAATTTTCATTATTGGGAACAAACTCAAAACAGACTTTATGGACCAAGTTCATCATTAACACCATATATTCTTGAAGAAAGAGAAATGCGTGTTACTCAAATGGATATCTTTTCAAGAATGATGATGGACCGTATCATTTGGTTGGCTGGCCCAGTTAATGATATGATGAGTACTGTTGTTCAAGCTCAGCTTATGTTCTTGGATAACTTAGAGGTTAAAGATATTACAATGCATGTTGATACACCGGGAGGTTCTGTTAAATCTGGTCTTTCAATGGTTGATGTAATGGATTATATTTCTTCAGATGTTATGACAATCAATACCGGTATGGCGGCTTCAATGGGTTCCATTCTTTTAGGTGCTGGTACAAAGGGAAAACGTTATAGCCTTCGCTTTAGTAAAGTGATGTTACATCAGGTTAGCAGTGGTGCAGAAGGCAATATTCAAGATATCAGAATTACACTTCAAGAAAGTGAAAAATATAACGAAATTCTTTTCGGGTTGTTGGGGAAATACACCAACAAAGACCCAAAACAAGTTCTAGACGATGCCAAACGTGATATGTGGTTAACAGCTGAAGAAGCAGTTAATTACGGAATTATTGATGGTATTGTACATAATAAAGTAAAAGTAAAACCAAAAATTCTATGAATTATTCAGAAAATGTAGGAAGACCTGTCTATTTGGGTGAAGAAAAAGCACCAAGTGGATTAGGAGTACCTAGAAACGATGAGGCCAGATTAGCAGACCAAACGCCAATTGCGACAGCAGAGATTAATTTACGACCAGTTAATATTGAACCATTAAATTCTGGTTATGTGGTAAGGGTTGGGTGCCAAACAATAGCAGTTGAAACAACCGAAAAACTATTGGTATATCTCGGTGAGTACCTTAAAGACCCAGTCAAATTTCAAGCAAAATGGTTTTCTATCACGGATAGAAATAAATTGAATTTTATGTAATGTTTTTTATTAAAAATTGTATATTTATTCGAAATGTAGTATATTTGTGCTACATTTCGGATACTTATATTAATAGTTCTTTTTTTATGGGGGATTTACGGTATTGACTAGGTATAGTCGTAAATTGTAAGCATGTGGTGCTAAATGGATGCACCATAATCTGTCTATTAAAACACAAACGACAACGATTTTATCGTTTCAGAAAATTTCCTTGATGAAGCTGTTTACAGCTTCGCTGGAGAGCTTGCTGTAGCCTAATATAGCGATGGTGGTAAACCACCAAAAACATCTTTTTAGAGTGAGGATGTAAAAGAAACTCTGGGTTCATTTGGTTTCCAACATTAAAACCAAAATATTTAGAAGGATTAGAAAATCCTGTTCTAAACATGTAGAAAGCTTTTGAAGAATACTTAACACAGCGGTTCGATTCCGCTATCCTCCACGTTACTTTTTTGTACCTAGCACATATTTATATAGAAATGTATAGATATGCCTAGAAAACAAAAAACAATTCACTACCTTTATAAAACCACATGCTTGGTCACTGGTAGATATTATATCGGAATGCATAGTACATCTAACCTTGAAGATGGTTATTTAGGGAGTGGAAAAGTAATAAGACGTTCAATTCGGAAATATGGACCGGAAAACCATAAAAAAGAGATATTAGAGTTCTTTGAGAGTAGAGAGTTATTAATTGAGGCTGAGAAGATGGTAATAACACCGGAGATGGTAGTTGATAAAATGTGTATGAATTTGATACATGGAGGTATTGGTTGGATGTTATCCCATAACAAAGCCTTTAGCGAAAAACTTAAATTGGATGAAGAATTCAGATTAGATTTTTCAAATAAAATATCAAATGCTCGGAAACGAGAATTAAAATTTAATCTTCGCCCAAACTTTAATTGTGATTGGACGGGTAAGAAACATTTAGAATCAACAATTATAAAGATGCGTGAAAAAAAACTTGGTACTGGAGTAAAAGAAGCAAATTCAAAATATGGAACTTGTTGGATTACGAATGGTGTTGAAAATAAAAAAATCAACTTAGTCGACCTTGATAACTATTCTAATTCAGAATGGTTTAGAGGTAGAACATAAACTCTCTTATCAAGATTCCAACCATTAACCACCTTAGGATTGGAACTAACGGCCCTCAGCAAATCGCTTTGTTGGGGGCTTAACTTTTTAAAAAAAAACGGAGCCGTGGCCCCGTTGATAATTTGTATAACTAATTTACTTACTTGGTCTTACTGTTGGTATAGTAACAGTTGTTTGAGTTGTTTGAGTAGTGTTAGTATTGGTAGTGGTAGTAGCGGGTGTTGCCGCTGTTGTACCCTTTTTGCATCCGCACCCCATAGGTTAAATTTTAATTTGATGTTATTATACTAATAAATATATCTGGAATCTTTATCTTTATCATAATTTTGATATATTGTAAGAAATTTACAATAAGATGTTCAAAAGAAAATATTCAATAACAATTCTTGATGATAAATGGGAAAAATTAGTTCTTAATTATAATTTCACCCATATACCAAGACGTGATGAGTTGATATTTTTGGATTCAATCGGGAAATATTATAAGGTTTTAAACGTTATTCATTATCTCACCAAAAAACAAGGTATTTTCATCATTGTCAAGGAGTTCGAACATGAATTTCATCTAAACCCAAAATAATTTTGAAAAAAAAATCAAAAAAACTTGACACGAGCCAATTCTTTTCGTATCTTTGCATATATTTACTAAAAAGCTCTTAATTTACTGATACCCAAAAAAGTGGTTACGGCAACGTAAACAAAAACAATAAATGCTAAAGTAGGTATACCATCCTACTTGCTAGCCTTTTGCTAGTAAACAAAAAATGGTACTGTTATGGTGGCAGTATAAAATCAGCCCTTGTATCTGTTAGTCAAGTAAAATAAAGGCAAACCATCACTTTGGGGTAACTTTTTAAAGGAATCATTACAGCAAATAAAATATTCTTGACTCAAAATTAAGACCAAAAAATGATTCCGTATTTGCGTCCTTGGTGTAAGATAACACGGCTCCGCTGAGGAGTTAATCCAGTATCGAGTCTGGGGACGCACAAATATTGCGAGGTAGAGCAGTAGTAGCTCGTGTGGCTCATAACCATAAGGTCGGGGGTGCAAATCCCTCCCTCGCAACATCATCAAAATAACGTCAGCGGAATTGGACTGCTGTTTATTATTGATAAAAAATCGTGGGATGGTGTAACGGCAACATGCTAGGCTCATAACCTAGAGACATCAAATGCAAGTGTAGGTTCGAGTCCTACTCCCGCAACAAAGCAAAGGCCCTTAGGGGCCGTTTGCATTTAAAAAAGAAATATATGAAAAAGAACATTACCCTAGAAATCAGAGATGCTGAAGGTGGCTCTGATGCAAAACTTCTGGTCTGTGATATGAGAGACATCTATATCAGAGCAGCAAAGAATAACGACTTCAACTGAAGGGTTCTCGAAGAACGAGATGGGTTTGTCAATATCTGACTCTCAGGCCCAAATGTCGAAAAATTTTATCAAAACGAAATAGGTTCTCACAGGTGGCAAAGAGTTCCACCAACCGAAAAACGTGGTAGGGTTCATACCAGTACCATTACCGTTGCATTGCTTGAACTTACCAATTATCAAAATATTGAGGTACCACAAAATGAACTTAAGGTTGAAACAACCAGAGGTACAGGTAATGGTGGACAACATAAAAATTCTACTGATTCGTGTGTTGTAATGACCCATATACCAACAGGTATAAAGGTTGTGAGAGATGGTAGAAGTCAACTTACAAATAGGGAAGATGCATATAAAGAGATAAATCGTAGAGTAAATGAATATTATCGTACTGGTCAAATGTGTGAAGAATCTGAAATTCGAAAAGAACAAATCGGTGACGGTGCTAGAAGTGATAAACGAAGAACCTATCGTGTTAGGGATGGAATAGTCGTAGACCACATTACAAATAAAATTGCAACAATAAAAGAAATTTTAAAGGGTAAGATTAATTTATTGTCATAATCAAAAATTTTTCGTATCTTTGTTTAAAATATTTTATGCAAAATGAGATTCGTCTTCTTATAATCGGACCAGCCAGACATGGTAAAGACACATTGGCGGAAACAATGCGTGATAATTTTGGACTTAACTTTAAATCATCATCACAAGCTTGTTCAGATATCTTTATTTTTAATGAATTAAAAGATAAGTATGGTTATACAACACCAGAAGAATGTTTTGAAGATAGATTGAATCATAGAGCTGAGTGGTATCAATTGATTTGTGGTTATAACGTAGATGATAAAGCCAGATTAGCCAAAGAAATATTGAAAGATAACAACACATATGTTGGTATGAGAGATAAGGATGAAATCAAAGAATGTATGAATCAGAAATTATTTGATTTGATTATCTGGGTAGATGCCGAAGGAAGACTTCCAAACGAATCCTCGGAGTCATTTAATATCACCAAGGACCTTGCCGATATTATTATTGAAAATAATGGTACACCAGAAGAGTTTAATAAAAAAATTATCAGATTGGGTAAATTTTTAAAAAAATAATTGACTTTTTTAGAAAATCTTAGTATATTTGTTCCATGGAAAAATCGGTAATTGAAATATTAAAAAGAACCAATATCGTTGAAAATGACGAAATTGAAATTCAAAATCTGAAGAACATTGTGGTCAATTGGCCAACCGTTGAAATAAGGGACTCATTTGATGATGAAGAAATTGAAGAAGAGGAAGTTGACCTTGAAAACTGGGAAATTATATCGATTTCGGATGAAAAACTAACAATGTGTGCTGGGGGTGATTGGCAGGAACCAACAATCTTTAGCTTGGTTCCTTATGACGAAAACTATTTGATGGCCACTAATATTCGTGATGGATATGAGGATGGAATGCATTATGATGACGTTTTGAAAATTTTAACAAATTAAATTTGGTTGTTCCAAAAATTCGCCATATCTTTGTTCTCTAATTGGCTCGGTGGTGTAACGACAACATTTAGGACTCTAAATCCGAAAGATAAGGGTTTGAATCCCTTTCGAGTCTCAAAACCTTGAAAATGAATATAAAAGAAGCGAAAAGTAAACTTTGGGAAGAATTAAAGGTGAGTGATTTTGTTGTTGGAATATCCTGCGATGAGACAAAAATCGTGGTACATCTTTTAAACGGCAAATCAAAAAAATTGATACCCAAAGATTATGAGGGGCATAAGGTTACGACTAAAGTAACAGGTAGGATAACGCTTCAATAAATTGATTTTTTTTAAACTTGTAATATATTTATTATTATAAAACAACACAGATGACACACTAGATTTCTAACAACGAAAAGTTACGTATTGTAACAAGAAGGGATATCCCCCTACAGTATGCGGCAGTACAAGCTGGCCTTTTCGATTTCTCTCCATATTTATATTATATGAAAAGACCAAATGTTAGAAAAACAACCGAGAAGTTTATTCAAGAATGTCAAAAAATTCACAAAAAATACGACTATTCATTAGTTGAGTACGTTACAAATAAAACTCCTGTCAAAATTATTTGTAACATACATGGTGTATTTAGCCAAATTCCATCCCATCATTTAAAAGGTTCTGGGTGTCCAAAGTGTGCCAATGACGTTAAATCAATAGAGTTCTTCATTGAGAAATCAAAATTGATTCATGGTAATTATTACGATTATTCAAAAGTAGAATTTAAAAACACGAATAATAAAGTAATTATTGTCTGCCCCAAACACGGTGATTTTAGTCAACAACCAAAACATCATTATAATGGTGCTGGGTGCCCATATTGTAAGCAATCTAAAGGTGAAAGGGACATAATAAAATATCTTAAGGAAAACAATATAAAATTTATTTCACAAAAGAGATTTAATGATTGTAGAGATAAAAAACCATTACCGTTTGATTTTTATCTACCAGAATTAAATATTTGTATTGAATTTGATGGTGAACAACATTTTAAAAGTAAATCAGTTTTTGGTGGTGACAAAGAATTTGAGAATAGGGTCAGACGTGATGTAATAAAAACCAATTATTGTGATAAAACTGGAATTAAATTAATAAGAATTAAAAATAACGAAACAATTAATCTAAAATAAAACTATGACACATTAGGTATCAACAACAGAAAAACTAAGGGTGGTTACCAGACGTGACCTATCATTTGGTGCGCAATCAATTCAATGCGGTCATGCCGCCATCGATTTTCAACACCAGCATCCAGAATTAGCCAAACTTTGGCACTCCCATTCAAATTATTTAGCGTATTTAACCGTCAAGGACGAACAAGAGCTTATTGACTTAATCGTCAAAGCAACCTTGCGTGGTATCAAATACACAATCTTCAGGGAGCCTGATATCAATAATCAAATTACAGCGGTGGCCTTTGAGCCAACAAGTGCTAGTCGTAAGTTAACTAGTTCATTACCACTTCTGGGAAAGGAGGTAAGCTATGCTTAACATCAACGAAAGAACTGAGATAATCTTCCATTTCAATAAGAAGTATTTGGAAGATAATACCATCCCCATGTGGATTATCAAAGCCAAGGGTGAGACATACTATGTTCACCACGTGGATATGGAAAGCGGTGTTGGATTTTCAACCAAAGAAACACCAGATAATCCCCATACCAAGGGTTCAATCAAATTTAAGGGTAAATTAAGTATTCATCCAAATGAACATGGAGAATTGATAGCAACAATTTCACCTTAATGAGAAGGTCAAGTGGCCGAGTGATAAGGCATGGTTCCGCAAGGACCAGTACGGTGGTTTGAATCCATCCTTGACCTCACTAGATGCATTAGCTCAGCGGCAGAGCAATAATTTGACGTTTTATCATTTTCATGATATTTATTAATATGGAAAAAGAATTATTAAAAAAATATATTGATGAGGGTCTCTCAATAAGAAAAATTGCTGAAAAATTAAGTTGTTCAGCAACAACAATTAGGTATTATTTAAACAAATTTGATTTGGTAAGCAAATGGCATCAGCCAAATAAATTTAATGTTGAAGTAATTAGAAAATTATGTGAAGAAAAAATTAGTATTTCTGAAATTTTACGTGAATTAAATTTACATGTTAGCAACACTAATTTTTTATCTATAAAGAGATTTGCAAAAAAAAATAATATTATATTGCCTAAAAATGGAAATAAAAGCGGAAATAAACGATTTCCAAAAAGAACGAATAGTGAAATTTTTTGTGTAAATAGTCCCGTTAGTAGGGGGGTGGTAAGAAAACGATTATTAGAAGAAGGTCGAGGTGAAAAATGTGAATTATGTACACAAGGTATTGAATGGAACGGAAGAAAAATATCTATGATATTAGACCATATTAATGGGGTTCCAGACGATAATAGACGTGAAAATTTAAGATTTATATGCCCAAATTGCGACTCAACATTAGACACATTTTGTGGGCGAAATAAAAGATATAAATAATGTGGGTGTAGCTTAAAGGTAAAGCGATGGTCTCTAAAACCATTGTTGACAGTTCGATTCTGTTCATCCATACAGATACTGTGGGTTCGAATCCCGTATATCCAACTAACAATAATGTTAATTAAAAATTTAAAGCTATGATGTAGATTATTAGGGGACCAACTTAAGTTTTAATCTGGACACTAACTTGGACAAAGTGTCCAGATAATCATCCAAGTCCAAAAAAAAAAAATAACACAATAAAAAACAAATTAAAACTTAAGTTATGAAACAGAATCCCACAACCGCAATCAAATGTAAATTTTCAAATGCTGTACACAAAATGTTAGAACCTAATACGGATATCAAACAACGTGATAGGTGGCGACACAGAGATAAGTATAAGCTCACCGACAAACAAAAGCTTGAAATGTTTGAAGAAATCTTAAAGCTTCATGCTGAATGTTCAAAAGAGTTAACAACTTATCAGTATGACAGACGAGAAAAGAAAAGAGTTCAAAAAGCACGTATTGCACGTGGTTATGTACCTAAGAAAAAGACCAAAAAAGATGATTATTTAAAGGCTGTTAAATCAGCATAAAAATGGGGGCATATGCCCCCATTTCTTTTAAGATATATTTGGTGTTTTCCGAAAAATTTCCTATGTTTGTAGTATAAAACAAATGATAATGAAAAAAATCATCACATTTCTAGCAATTCTGATTGGTTTTCAGGGACTTACACAAGATACCCTAAAGATTATAACCCTTGAAAGGGCCTTGGTAACTAGTGTTAGGGCGGATAAAAAAACCCCTATAACACAGAAAACAATCGGGGATACATCCATACAGGAAACATATCAGGGTCAGGAGATTCCGATGCTTTTAGGCTCTCAGCCATCAATAAATTCAAATAGTGATGGTGGTCATCCATTCGGTTATAGTTATTTTAGTCTTAGAGGGGCTAGTCAAAGCAGAATCAATATGACGCTTAATGGTGTACCACTTAATGAACCGGAAGACCATGGTGTATATACATCAAACTATCCAAGCTTTATTAATTCAATTCAATCGATTCAAATACAAAGAGGTGTTGGAACATCCTCTAACGGTGCTGCATCGTTTATTGGGTCTATTAATTTTCAAACAAAAAATGGTCTTAAAAAAGCGACAGATATTCAGTTGGGTGCCGGTGCTTTCAATACGCTACGGTTTAATGCTTCAACAGCATCTGGATTAAATAAAAACAACATTGCATATGTGGTAAATATTGGTGGAATCAGAACCGATGGTTTCCGTGAAAACTCTGGAAGTGTTGGTGGTTCAGTATTTACAAGTCTTGGTTATTTTGGAAATAAAAGAATCACCAAGGTAGTATTTTTTTCTGGTCAGAGTAAAAACAAAATGGCGTGGGATGGCTCAGATGAAAGTGTTTTGAAAACAAACTTTAGGGACAATCCAAGAGGTTTGGATAATACGGATTTGTTCACCCAATCCCATATTCAATTACACAATGTAAACATGTTCAGTAAGAAATTTAAACTTACAACAACTGTTTTTTATAATCATTTAAGGGGCCATTACGATGTTTATAGCATGAAGGATATTTCAGCCATTGGTTATTATGCCGCCGAAAAACAATCATCTAATTGGTTTGGCTATATCAATCAATTCGATTATAAATCACGTACAACCAATCTTAGCGTTGGTGTGTCATTAAACACATATAAACGGAACCACAATGGTGTTAAATATTATGATAGCACAACAAGCTTAGAATATAGCAACCATGGAGTAAAGAATGAGGCTAGTGGGTTTGTTAAGGTAAACTTTGGTGATGATGTGGTCAGATTTTATGCTGACCTCCAAGGCCGTTACATTGATTTTAAATATCTGGGTGATGTTCCAATGAATAAACAATCATGGTTCTTTATAAATCCAAAGATTGGTCTAAAGATATTCTTCAACAAGGATATCGATGTTTATTCCAGTTTAGCAATATCCCACAGGGAACCAACAAGGTCAGTTTTATTTGGTGGTGGATTTTATTTAACAACATTAAATTTGATTAAACCTGAAGAGGTTATCGATTTCGAACTTGGAACAAACTATAAAACGGACAGGCTCAGACTTCAATCCAATATTTTTTACATGGCGTTTAGGAATGAAATTATTCCAGCTGGTCCAATAGGTTCAAATAGCCTACCAACAATGATTAATGTTGATAAAAGCAAAAGATATGGACTTGAAGTTGACGCTCAATATGCTTTATCAGACAGGGTTTCATATGATGGTAATCTTACTCTTTCACGGAGCCAATTCGGGGACCAAAAAAATGAACAACTGTTTTCACCAAGAGTAATGTTTAATCAATCTATAACGCTTGAATATCGAGAACTATCACTTGGGGTAAACCAAACTGTTTTTTCTAAATCATACATTGATATTACAAACACAAACTCAATGGCTGGTTATTTTGTGTATGGGGTTAATGTGTCTTATGAAAAAAATAATTATAGGGTCAGCATACAAGCCAATAACATAACAGATAAAAAATATTATTCGAATGGTTATGTTGCAAATGGTGTGAGATATCTTTATCCAAATGCTCTAGCCAGCTATTATGTGACGGTTAAAATTAGGTTATGATAGAGATAATTGCAGTTGTGTTTTCTTTATTATCGGTTTATCTTACAATAAAGATGAAGGTCGTTAATTGGCCAATTGGGATAATCGGAATCATCGCATATCTTATATTATTTTGTCAACAACATCTTTATGGACAAGCTGTCCTTCAGTTAATCTTTATTATTCAATCAATTTATGGTTGGATTGTTTGGAAGAAATATAATGAGCGTGAACTTTGTTTTATTCCGATGAACACATTTCTGAGGCATTTAATGGCTACAATTGTTTTGATTTGTGTAATGACCTTTGTTCTCGGTAAATATACAGACAACCCACAACCAGCGTTTGATTCAATTACGACATTATTCAGTTTATTGGCAACATGGTACATGGCAAAAAAGATTATTTACAATTGGTTGGTCTGGCTGATGGCTGACATATATTTTGTTTTGATGTTTCTTGAACAAAAAATGTATTGGTCTGTTGGACTATATTTTATACTTATATTTTTAGTAATTAAAGGTTTAATAGAATGGGGAAGAAATTCAACGACGGCTTAGTTCTTGGTAAGTTCATGCCGCCACAAAATGGTCACCTGTATCTCATTGATACAGCTGCATCACAATGCAACACACTTCATGTAATGGTATGCTCAGACGAAACCCAACCAATTCCGGGTGAGTTACGTTATAAATGGTTTCGTGAGATATATAAAAATCAACCAAACATAAGAATCATTTGGTGTCAGGACCCAAATCCACAATACCCGAATGAGTGTGAATCGGTTGATATCTTTTATAACAAATATTGGGTACCCAGCGTATACAAACACATCAAAAAATTGGATGTTGTATTTACATCTGAAGAATATGGCGATGAGTTTGGTAGATATTTAGGTGTACCTCACGTACAAGTTGACCAACCAAGAAGTCACTATGCAGTTTCTGGAACAGCTGTCAGAACAGACCCATATACCAATTGGAAGTATATCCCAAGACCCGTAAGGCCTTATTACACAAAAAAAGTTGTTGTAATGGGACCAGAATCGGTTGGTAAGTCAACACTGATGAAAAAGTTAGCGGTACATTATGATACGTATTATGTTGAAGAGTATGGACGAACATATACTGAACTTAGCGGAACACATAGTATTTCTAATCAGGACTTCATTAATATTGCCGAAGGTCAGGTTGAATTGATTGAAAAAACAATTAATAAGGGAGAAAAGGTTATATTTGTGGATACTGAGGCCATGACAACAAAAATTTTTGGTGAGATGTATCTGGGGAATGAATTCGACCCAACAAATATTAATAAAATCATCAAAAACCAAAAATTTGACCTGTATTTACTCTTGGATATTGATGTACCATGGGTTGATGATGGTACTCGTGAATTTCCACATGCAAGGGTTGAACATTTTGAGCGAATCAAGAAAGAATTGACCGATAATAACATATCTTACGTTTTGATTAGTGGGGATTATAATGAAAGATTTGAAAAAGCCGTAAAAGAAGTGGATAAACTGGGATATTTATATTGAAACGCTAAAAGCGATGAAAACGTTTATTAAAGAACAACTAAGAAGATTTATTTTAATGGAACAAAGGATTAAATATGATATGCATATTCCTGATGATATCTTAGCAATCAAAGACGTTTTTAAAAAGAACGGCTATAAGCTATATGTTGTTGGTGGAGCGGTTCGTGATGCTATCCTAGGCAAAACACCAAAAGACTTTGACCTAGCAACCGATGCTGTTCCAGACAAGGTTGAAGAAATAATGAAAAATGCTGGATTGAAAACCCTTCCAACCGGAAAAGCTTTTGGTGTAATAAATGTTTTTACAAATAAAGGTGAATATGAGATAGCTACCTTCCGTGAGGATAGCTCTACTGGTGATGGCCGTAGACCAGACTCAGTTAGCTTTACAAACATCGAGGGTGACGTTAAACGACGAGATTTGACCATCAACGCCCTTTTCTATGATATAGATACACATGAGGTGGTTGACTTGGTTGGGGGCGTAAATGACCTTAAAAACGGTGTGGTGAGAACCGTGGGAAGTCCAGAAGAAAGGTTCAACGAAGATAAGCTTAGGATTCTTAGGGCCATCAGATTTGCTGGTCGGTTTGGTTCTGGTTTGGACCCTGCTGTGGATGCCGCATTAATGAAAGATGCTAGCCTTCAAGGAATATCTGGTGAAAGAATCAGAGATGAATTCCTTAAGGGTATCAAATCATCCAAATCAGTTGTTCAATTTTTAAGACTTATCGATAAATACAACCTGTTTGACTGGATATTTAGGGGGTTAAAGGTTAATAAAGAATTTGTGGAAGACAAGGACCCAATCCTTGTAATAGCTAACCTATTGAAATTCAATGAATCTTCAGTACTCAACAAACAATTAAATGTTTATAAGTATACCATTGAAGAAATACGAGCTATTACATTCTTAATCAATCTTTTAAAATTGAGTCCAGAAACAGCTGTTGCACTGAAGAGAGCCCAAAAGATTTCTGGTGTATCAGATGAACAAATTAGAAAGTTTGGCCATCAGGAAGGGTTGAATTCTAAGCTTTTAGAAGCTTTTTTGAAGTTTAGATTAACTGTAAATGGTGAACAACTCATGCAACAGCTTAATATGAAGCCGGGAAAGGAACTTGGTGATGCAATAAATAAGGCTGAATACGATAATTTTAAAAAATTGTTGGGGTAAAATTTGCACGAACTGATTTTTTGTCGTATCTTTGTGTTCTTAATTGTATAATAAATTATTAAATCAAAGTACACATGTCTAAAACACAAACACAAAAAACCAGAACGCAAGTTTCCGTTGAAAACGGTATCAAAGTTTTAAAACTTGCAATCAGAGGAAAACTTTCCTTGTCTGAAGCCTCAAGAAGAAATTCTTTTGGAAGAAACTACGTTTCTGATGTAAAAGCAAGAATTGCTGATAACTACAGAAACAAGAATGTTGATAAAGAAACTTATCAAACATTCAAAACACTTTTGAAAACCTACGCAACTCTTTAAGGTTACAAAGGACATCAATTCAAAGAAATAATTATGGCGCTATTCAAAGTAGCGCCATATTTATTTAAAAAAATATGGCAAGGTATATAGCAATCTTCACGGATAATCATAATGAAGAATTTGATGTTAACGGATTCAAAACAATGACAGAACGTGAAGTTGAGAATTTTGAGAATTTAGCAATGAGTATTACATGGGAATTTAGTTATCGTGCAAATGACGAAGCCCTAACCTATGTGAGTGGTGAGGATTTACTATCAAGAATAGAATTCAAAGAGATATCCAAGGCTGAATATGACTCGTTGGAGAAAGTGTTTGGTGGTGAATTTGGCACCTTTATCAGTGAAGAATATCTTGAAACAATCATTGATGATGAGGAAGGCCCAGATACTGAAGATTGGGATGAAGAGGACCAATAAAAAAATATTTAAAAAAAAGTCAGAAAAAACTTGTTTATTTGGAAAAGTTTTGTATATTTGCATTCTAATTGATAACAATCCACGCAGTAACTGAGACCAATGGATTGGGTGTTAAGCCTGAATAAGAAGCTGGTAAAACCGATAAATTTGTTTCTCAGCAAGTGCTTCTAAAAGAAACTGACACAAATATCAATTAGATTTTTGATTTTTTTGCTTTTTTTAATTTTGTAACATATTTATTACTTAACGGGTAACCCATAAACATAAAACAATGAGAACTATTAACATACATATGAATTCGATTAATTGGAGACGCAATAGTCATTCAAATCGACAGGTCATGCTTAATAGTGACGATACTTGGGGATAACCCAGCAATCAAAATACTTTAAAGCCTCTGACCCAGAAATCAGAGGCTTTTTTTTATTATGTTAGATGAAAGATACAAGAAACTAGGTAGTGAAACACAAAAAAATCTAAATACTGATTTTGACAGAATATATGAGAAGTACAAAGAGAAAGCATTGGAGCTGGGGTTTATGGGTGAATTGAAGTTTGTGAAGGAACGTGGAAGAGTGTTGATTTATGTAGTTATTTGAAATAGATTTTATATACACAGGTATGGTGCAATGGTAGCATACGAGTCTCCAAAACTTTTGATGTGGGTTCGAATCCTACTACCTGTGCATTGTGCATCGCCTAGCCTCTTATTGGCTCTCTAAACCAATTACGAAGCGATTCCCTAACGCAAGGGAGATACGTTAATAATAAGAATGTATCACACACCTCGGCTCATTGGCGTGACCAGTCGGTTCCAACCCGATAATGCGTAAGCGTGGTTAAGAGTTCGAATCTCTTCCTTGGTGCAAATTGATGAGTGTTGAAAATTAAGGGCCAGAAGGCCCAACGGCAGACATGCCCCTTTGTCTCAGGGGTGGTGATAACGAGATAGATAAACAGTAACGGGTTGACCACAAGCTTGCAAGCACACATGCTGTTTACCGAATCGCACCGTGGATGGTTCGAATCCTCCCTCATCAGCAAAGTTTGAATGACGTAAACGTGGGAAAATTTCATTAACTGGGTTCGAATCCTAGGTCTGGGTCTAACCCAGACATTGATAACATATCAAACGATATTTAGTTTACTTGGACAACGTTCTATAAAAATCGGAGTCCGTTATGGAGAGGTCGCATAATGGTAGTGCAGCAGTCTTGAAAACTGCCGTGTCGATGATGAGTCGGCTTTAGGGTTCGAGTCCCTATCTCTCCGCAAAGTAATCGAAAGAACAGTACTTAACGATTAGATTACTAGACAGACCCTATTGGTCGAGAGGCTTAAGACATCTTGCGAGAAGCAGGAGGCCCCGTGAAATGGTCCGTGGGTTCGAATCCCACATAGGGTTTGTCAACTTGGAGAGTTAAGGAAGGGAAGGTCCCTCGCTTGCTTGGAAAGCAAGAACCCATTAAGTTGGGCGGTTTTCGAATAGCCAGCTCTCCTCCTTGACTTTACGGTGGCGTTAGCTCAGTTGGTTAGAGCATCAGATTGTGATTCTGAGGGTCGTGGGTTCGAACCCCATACGCCACCCCCTGATATTGTTAAGTGGTGTAATTGTAGATAGCATGACTCTAGCGCAGGGGTAGGAAGTTGGTGCAACTCCAATACTTAACAGCAACATGGTGTGTGTGGTCCGAGTGGTCGAAGGAATCTGCCTGTGAAGCAGAATGAGATTATATCAAACGTCGTGGGTTCAAATCCCATCATGCACCCTTTAAGATGGTTGTGAGTATACTGTAATCAGAAACTCTCAAATCGGTGTCGTAACCCCCCTGTCTGATACACAGGACAAAGGTAATTGGTGGGAGATATGGGTTCGAGCCCCATCGACACCACAGACAACCTGACGAGGCAGACTGGTTGATGCACCACCCTGATAAGGTGGGTTCGCAAGAACAAGGTGGGTTCGATTCTCACCGTCAGGACAATGAAAATTGAAAAAGCAATTGAGGTATTACATGATGTTGGTGTTGCTAAAAGTACAACATTAGAGATTATGTATGAATTATTAGAAAATGCAAATAAATATGCCAATAATTCAGAAGCAATCGAAAAGCTTTTAAAAGAAAAGCTTTCAATTGAAGAATTCATCTCGGTTAAAAATCAATTTATTTTGGACGCTTAGCTCAGTTGGTTAGAGCAGCTGACTCATAATCAGCGGGTCACTGGTTCGAACCCAGTAGTGTCCACGGGGATGGGGAGGTTAAATCTCGCTCGGACAAAACTGAGTAACCCTTAATCGGGGTTCGATTTTATCAAAGACCATCAAAGAGACCTGAAAAAAGAGTAACTAACACAACGGGATGTTGTTGTAGAAGAAAATTTTCTAACATTGGAGATGAAAACTGGATAAATAGAATAAGCGGGTGAAATTCCCGTCGTCGCCAAACCTTGGGTAGTAGCAGCGGTGCCTTATACGCATCACACTTGTAACTGGCATCTTGAGATAACTTCAAATGTGGGTTCGAACCCCATCTACCCAACAATTGGAATCATATTCTTGTTGCCCCGTTTGGGATATGATATTGAAATTGAGTTACGGGGCCCTTGGATGGGTTGCTTTAGAGGCCGAAAAGTCTAGATTGTTAATCTAGTGTCGCAAGACCACCGTGGGTTCGACTCCCACCCCATCCTCAAATATTCTGATGTAGCTCAGTTGGTTAGAGCATCTGACTGTTAATCAGAGGGTCGTAGGTTCGAGTCCCACCATCAGAGCAAATAAATGTGTTATGGAACTTAAAAGCATTTCAAAAGAGGTTATCGATGAGTACAAAGAATTTATTCTTGAGCGATTAACTATCCGTCCAACTGATACTCCAACAGCTATTGCTAGCAGAGCATGGTATCGTGGGTTTAAGGATTTCAGGTTTGATGATGCTAGGGCTTTGGCTGAGAAGGTTAAACAGATTTATTTGACACATATCAACAAGAAAACTATTTCTGAAGTTAGAGATATGATTTTTTAACGGACAATTAGCTATTAATTGGTAGAGCGAGTGGTTGTTAGCCACAGGGTTGTGGGTTCGAATCCTACATTGTCCGCTTTTTTAGTTCTTTGAAATTATTTTTGTTTTAAAGTTTAAACTTTGGGTATAGTTTCGGTATTTATTAAATGATAACTTTCGTTTAATAAATGCAACAAACAATGCCACACAACACCAAGGTACTTTTTATCCTAAAAAGAAGACAAGATTATAATGGAGACAAACATTCACATGCTAATTTAAGCACTGGGTTATATAATTCAGCGGCTTTTATGAATGATATGTTAAATGAACAAGGTATTCGTTCTAAGATTGCTGTTGTTAGAGATAACAATGATATCGATAGACAAGTCACCAAGTTCAAACCAAAATATGTTATTATTGAAGCACTTTGGGTTGTTCCAAGTAAATTCAGTGTTTTATGTAAGCTACACCCTAATGTAAAATGGATTATTCGTTTACATAGTGAAATTCCATTCTTAGCAAATGAGGGAATAGCAATGGATTGGTTGGGTGATTATCCAGCTTTTCATAATCTTATTATAGCAGCAAACGCTCCGAGAGCATTAAAAGACCTTAGATTTTATTTAAAGACAAAGTATCATTGGAACGATGAAAAACTTGAGAAGAAAGTCATCTATCTTCCAAATTATTATCCAGATACTTACAAACGTAAGGAATTTGATGATACCAAATGTCACATTGACATTGGTTGTTTTGGTGCAATCAGACCAATGAAAAATCATTTAACTCAAGCAATTGCGGCAATAAAGTTTGCTGAATCTATTGGTAAAAAATTAAGATTTCATATCAATGCTGGAAGGATTGAACAAAAGGGTGATAGTGTATTGAATAATCTTAAAGCTTTATTTACACAATTAAAGTCTTCTGGTCATCAGTTGATTGACCATGGTTGGATGCCTAGGGAAGAATTCTTAAAGGTGTGTGGAAAAATGGATATTGGAATGCAAGTTTCAATGTCAGAAACCTTTAATATTGTTGGTGCTGATTTGATGGGCCAAGGTGTTCCTCTTGTCGGTTCAAATGAAATTCCTTGGATGTGTAAGTTTTTTACTGCTAAACCAACAGATACTGAAAGCATTTATAGAAAACTAAGATTAACTCATTGTTTTTCTAAAGTGAATGTTTTCTTAAATCAATTATTCCTGAGAAAATATACAAATAAAACAAGGAAGATATGGGTTAAATACTTCGAAGATTAAATTAAAACAAAGGTAACATGAAAAAAAGAAACAAATTAACTATTAATATTACACAATGGAAAAATGGTGTGCTAGACGTATCTGATATTGAATGTGATTCACTAGATGAAGCAAAAGGATTTATCAGGGGTCTTAAGGGTAAAATGAAGGTTAAGGTTTATGATGGAAATAAAAGAGTTCAACATTCAGAGGACATAGATAATGAAGATAAACATGAACACCACGAACACCACGAACATCATGGACATCATGAACACCATGGTCATCATGAGCATGATAACGATTCATATTGTTAATATTAGCTTTCTATTTTTCATTTAAATGCCGATGTATCCAAGTGGCCAAAGCTATATTTGGATAAAATTGGAGTGTATTTCCCTGTGACAATTAGCACAAACTAAAATACATTGCATGAGTTATTGGAATACAGCCATCTCTCATAAGGAAGGCCAAGGCGGTTCGACTCCGCTTCATGCAACAACAAGCCGATGTAACCAGTTCTGTCTTCGAAACAGTTATCTGTAATGGAGTTGCAAATGTGGGTTCGAATCCCTCCATCGGTTCAACAACACTTATAGAGCCTCTCAATGATGCGCAACTTCTATAGGTTTTATTTGGCTTTATAGTTTAACTGGATAAAACACCTGATTGCGAATCAGGAGACGTGATGGGTTCGAATCCCTCTAAGGTCACAAATTGTATTATGATTGTATTTTTAAAATATGAATGTGTTTATGTTGACCGACTATGTGGGTCAACATCATACAACTTCGTGTAAACGAAAAGCAATCAAAAAAAATTGATAGAAGCAAGGTTGAGAAACATAGAAAACACCTTGAAATGGGCGGTGACATGTTTCCAATCGACGTTGTAAAAATCAATGAAGAAGAACACTGTATTTGCGGCAATGGCAGACACCGTTACTATGGTGCGTTGGAAGCCGGTGTTCAATTTATTGATGTCAATGTACTGAATTAATGGTCTCGTAGTGTAACAGGATAACATAGACGTTTCCTAAACGGCCAGAGTAAGGGTTCGAATCCCTTCGAGACTACCAAATATGCCCCAGTAACCGAGTCGGCCTTCTAAGCTGTTAATCGTAATTGGAGTTGAGATTGTATCAAACGCAGGTTCGAATCCTGTCTGGGGTTCAAGATGGTTCCATAAGCTAACTGGATAAACTGGCCGCCTTCTAAGCGGCACTTATGGGTTCGAATCCCGTTGGAACTACCAAATATTTCGTATGAATGTACCATACAGTATGGCATCCAGTACTAGGCAAAAACCCCTAGTCGGTAGCCATGAACAAGAAAAGAAGACAAGAGCTTAAACAGCTTAAATTTATTAATCGTATTAAACGATTTATTGCAAATGGTAAATATTATTTTACCAAGGATAGAGAACGGATTGATTCGCCAACCGTTCAAGATATAATCAACGATGGTGGGTTTTTATGTTATAAAACAACATCAACACCATGTTCCTGTTATACGTGCTCTGGGGAATATAAATACCGTAGACATGAGCATAAAATAATAGAAAGAAAGTTGGTTCAAGAAGGATTGGAAGATTATTACAACCTAGATTAGTCTAGGTATTTTGGAGGATAGGCAGATACGGTTTGCTGCGTTAGTTTGCTAAACTAATCTACCCCACAAGGGTAGTGAGGGTTCGAATCCCTTGTCCTCCGCTAAAGGCCACACATGTGTGGTCTTTTTTTGTTTTATACCATATTTATTACTAAAAGTATGGCATTCATTCCCAATCACTTACATTTGATAGTTAAGGGTAAAATCAACAACCCACCTAAAGAAGAAATCGACTTAAATAATTGGTTTATAGAGCTGGTAAAGGGTGTCCGAATGGTAGTAGTGGCGGGTCCGACATCAGTTTACGTAAAAGATGAAGGGAATGAGGGGTTAACCGGAACGGTGACACTTGCCACATCTCATGCTTCAATTCATATTTGGGACAATACAATCCCATCTCTTTTTCAATTTGATATTTATTCGTGTTCATGTTTTACCGTTGAGGAGGTATTACAACATTTAAACAAATTTGACCTAAGTGAATATGAGTACATATTTATTGATAGAAATAATGAAATAAAGATTATAGATACTGGGAAAAATCAGTGAAAATTGGTGAAATATATAATGAGATTTTTGAAGAAAGCGGTGAAAGGGTTTTTTACCATGGTTCTCCATATCAGTTTGACAAATTTGATTTTGATAGAATAGGTAGTGGTGATGGGTTGGCTAAGTTTGGTTATGGGTTGTATTTTACTGATAATCCAGATTTAGCGATTTATTACGCAAAAGAGCTTTCAAAGGGTGAACTAAAAAAAACAGGATTTAACTTATATACGGTTAAGCTTTACAATTTGGATGAATTTTATGTTTGGGAGGAAGAAACCCCGGAATTTGTTGCTCAGTGTGTTGTAAGAAAACTTTTAAAACTTGGTAAAACAAGTGATGCTGAATTGATAACTACAGAATATGAAGAGTATGGTAAATACTGGGAACTAAAAAACATGTATTCAGTCTTAACTGATATTTTAGGAACTCAAAAAGAAACATCTGAATGGTTAACTATTTGTGGTGTTGGTGGGGTCATAAGTGATGCAATAACACATAGTGGTAAGATATATACCGTTTATGATGATTCATTAATAAAGATTGTCAACGTAGAAAATTTAAGATGAAAATAGGAAAACTATATGATGAGGTATTGGGTGAAGAGTATCCAAGTTCTTGGAACATAGAAGAATTTGCAAATTTAAAATCATTTAATCAAAGAAAAAACTATTGTGAACAAAATCTTCGACGTATTTCTTCTGGTAGTGGTCGAATTGTTTATCAAGTAGATAATGAAAAGGTATTAAAGTTAGCCAAGAATAAAAAAGGTGTTGCACAGAATGAAGTGGAAATTCAATATGGAAACGAGAGGTATTTTTCAAGCATTATTGGGCAAACTTATAACTCTGATGACAATGCTTTATGGGTTGAAATGGAATTGGCAAAAAGGGTAAGTCCAAAACAATTTAAAAATATTGTTGGTGTTGATATCGACACATTTGGAGGATATATTCGAAATCAAGTGGCCGTCAATCGAGGAAGGCCAAGTTATTTTAGAATTGACCCAGACATCAAGGAGCAATTAGATAATAATGAAATAGCCAATGATACAATTGATTTCGTTATGAATACCGATAGCGAAGCTGGTGATATAGGAAGATTAAGTACATGGGGATTGGTACATAGGGAAGGAAGTGATTCATTGGTAATTATTGATTATGGATTGACACAAGGTGTTTATACAACATATTATAGATAATAAATAAACATGAAACATTCGTGTTTATAATAAAAAACAAAAAAAAATGGACAACGTTACACAACAAAGAATTCAATTGTTACACCCAAGTCTAAGAGATGAAGTAACAAATTTAATTAATCAAGCTGATGCAAGCTTAACAAAGCATTCCCAAGTAAGAATTGTACAAGGGCTAAGAACAATCGCTGAGCAAGATGCGTTATACGCACAGGGAAGAACAGCACCCGGCCCTAAGGTCACCAAAGCCAAGGGTGGTCAATCATTCCATAATTATGGTGTTGCAATTGACTTTGCACTTCTTATTGATGGTAAGGAAATATCTTGGGACACCAAAAAAGATTGGGATGGCGATAAGATAGCCGATTGGATGGAAGTAGTAAGCATTTTCCGTAAAGCTGGTTGGGCTTGGGGTGGTTCATTCACGTTCAAAGATAACCCACATTTTGAGAAACCATTTGGAAACACATGGCAACAACTTTTAGCCAAATATAAAGCGGGTAATTTTGTTCCCGGAACAAAATATGTGAATCTTTAAAATAAATTTGGTTATATAAAGTTTTTAACTTACCTTTGCATGAAGAACTATATTAGAAAACTATTAAAAGAGAATCTGATGGTAAATGCATTGGGTATTAAGGTTTCACGTCCAAACCAAGTATTGGTTATTATGAGGGGTATATCCGGTAGCGGTAAGTCCACAAAGGCTAAATCCATTGTGGGTGAAGGTGTTATACACTCAACAGATGCTTTGATTGAAGCAACTGGTGATTACAATGGTTTTTTTGCTGAGATGAACAAAACAAAAAACTTCATTGGGTTAAGCCGTATGCACTCAAAGAACTTAGCCAACGCAAAGAAATCAATGAATGAGGGTGTTTCACCTGTTGTTATTGATAACACAAATTTGAAGGCAAATGAAGCTAAGGCTTATGTTAAATATGCTTTGGAATTGGGTTATGCTGATGACAATATCAAGATTATTGATGTTGGTACTGGTGGTTTAACAGCTGAAGGGTTGGCTGCAAGAAACCAACATGGTGTTCCATTGGAAAAAATAGAACAAATGGTTAAGTCACATAAGAGTGTCGGACCACTCACACTTAAAAGGATATTGGAGTCCAAGGATATGTATCCAAACTCTGATATCCTTTATTCAGCGGTTGTTTTGGATGAAAAATCAAGAAGCAAACTACTTGCAGCGTATGGTAAAAATATTCCTTCCGGTTGGGATGTAATTGCTCATCACATGACAATTGCTTTTGGCAAACCAGTAAAGAATGAAGAAGACTTGGGCAAAACCGTATGTCTTAGAGTTACAAAGGTTGGCGCTAGCGATATGGCATATGCTGTTCAGGTTGAAGGATATCCATCAAACAACGCTATTCCACATATTACCTTGGCCATCAATCCAGATGGTGGAAAAGCGATGATGTCTAACGACATAACTAATTGGATGTCAACGAAGGGTATTGAAGTTTGTGGTGTTGTGACAAATATCAAGAAATAAATTTGTAAGGGGCGATTCTTTTACGTATATTTGCTAAAATTACTCTATGAATAATGAAGCAAGAAGAATCGATTTAAGTACCAAACTTCGTCAGATGGGGGACTCCCTAATGAACGAATCCAATGTTTCTGGTGATGAAAATCTCTTGATAACTGGAAATCTTATGGGCTTTATAAGTACTCTTATCCTTTTTGATGAGGATATAAGAAGTTTTAGTTTATTAAGTGAAATGTTTTCAGCAAAAAGGGTTTTGGATTCAATGTTACATGGGATTCCTGATAATATATCTCCGGCAGTAGCTGCGCATATACAAGAATCTGCTGATAAACTTGAAGAAAAACTTGGTGTTAAAAAGAAAAGAGCCCCTAGGAAAAAAAAGAATGACAATTCTAAGGGTGAAGAACCAACACCTTAAAATTTTTGTGGTTTAAAACCACAAATGCATCAGTAGCTCAGTTGGATAGAGCACATAATTAGTTCTTTGATATATTGGAAAGATTTAGGGTCTTGTAGCATAATTGGATAATTCAACTGCCTTCTAAGCAGTAGACTACAGGTTCGAATCCTGTCGGGACTACATTAAATGATGTCTAATTCTGTGGCAATTTGAGCACAGTAAAACACATTTATCTAACTCTTTTGTAATTTGATTCCACGGTCTTAAACGTAATCTATTCCAGTCAAAATCTTTCTCGGATGGAGTAATATGATGAAAATCAAATATTACATAAGGCATTTCTGGGTAAGTTACCTGACAATCTACGCATGAACAACCCTTATATTCAATAGCTTTAATTTTTTGGTTAATCCATCGTTGAATACAATATTTATTGTGACATTTCTTACATTTTGAAGCACCACTTTTTCTATCTTTTTGATGATAAAACTCAGATATTGATTTAGTTAAATTACAAACAGTACATATTTTCTCCATATTAATAAATATATGGAAAGAAGCCAAAAATCTATCCAATATATTAAAATTCTAAGTTTGGGGTCATAGGTTCGAATCCTATCTGGTGTACCAAACCTATTTTATGAAAACATTCATCGAATGGTTGGTAGATAAAACCAACGAAGATGACCTACCGTTTGACATGTCAAAAGATGATGTTATAACTTGGGTTAAGAACATTCAAGAGATACTTATCTCTGATGAAAAGAAGCCTTATATGGGACGGCATTACGGTGATTGTACGAAACAAAATATTCCTTGCCAACTTTGTTTATATTTGAATTGGTTGGTAGACTATAAAGAATATTGTATATCGATTATATAAATAATTAAACACATGTTGGACCCACGAACATTTGGCGGCTCAAGAGCGGCTGAAGTTTTGGTTGAAAGATTGAAAGCTCACGACTCAAAAATGATTAATAAGGTTGGTCATATTTGGGTTTCTTATAGTCAAACTTTTAACGAAATAAAAAAGTTAGACAGCAGGATTTCAATCGGGTTAGCCAAATTGGTATATCATAATGCAATAGGAAAGGCTGATACCTTTCCTGATGATATTAAAACTTATTTTAAAAACATAATCAGTGCTCGTTATAGGGTTTTTCTAATTGAAAGGGACGCACACAAACCTTATAAACATAGGGCGGATTATCCGGCAAAACAAAAATAACATGTTAGCAATAATCAGATACATAAAGACACATGGCCTAGCTAAGGCTATTGAAACTTTCAAACTCAAGACTAGAGTCTATGAGAAGAAAATTCTATTGAACTATGACCAAATAGAATCCAATATGTCCTTCGAGGAAGTTCAAGACTGTCGTGGTCTTATTCTTGAAAGAGATACATGGAAGGTTATGTCCATGTCATTCAGAAAGTTCTTCAACCATGGTGAAGGAAATGCTGCAACAATTGATTGGAATACCGCACGTGTACTTGAAAAGGTAGACGGAACGATGATTCAACTTTATTGGGATTGGCATAAGAACGAATGGTTTGCGGCAACAACTGGTATGGCTGAGGCAGAGGGAGAGGTCAATAATATCGAGAAAACTACTTTTAGTTTATTGTTTTGGAACACAGTTAAACTAGACAAAAATAAGTTGGATAAAGATTTAACCTATGTCTTCGAGCTATGCACACCAGAAAATATTGTTGTAACACCACACACTGAATATAAGGCTATTTTATTAGCGGTTAGAAATAAAATTTCACTAAAGGAAATGTCATATTCAGAACTTGAATCCGTTAGTCAAGTATTGTCAATTCCATTGGTCAAGTCAATCGAGATGACATTTACTTCTGTTGAGGATATAAAGAAGACATTTGAAAATATGCCATTTAGCGAAGAAGGTTATATCATTATTGATGCTAATTTTAATCGTATCAAGATTAAGAATCCAGCATATGTTGCCGCACATATATTAAAAGGAAAGTCTGGATTTCATCACATCATGGATATTATTAAAACAAATGAAGTTGAGGAATATGTCGCAACATTTCCAAACAGAAAGGATGAAATCTTGAAACTTAAAGTAAATTACGACAACTTAATAAATCGGTTAACCAATTTGTGGAGTATACTGATAAAAGAAACACCTAAGAATGATGGTAAAACACAAAAAGGTTACGCTGAATCAGTATTTAAACTTACAAGTGAGCATGGGCTAAAATGTTTTTCGGGTTTGTTCTTTAATTTGGCAAACGATAAAGTATCAAACATTGATGAGTTTGTCTCTAACTTTGATAATAAGATTCTATATGAACTACTTCGGTAGTTCATTTTTTTTGATAACCCTATTAATATAACTACATAGTGGTTGGAGATTAGTATAATGGTTTAATCGGATTATATCCTCTTCTGTTTTTGCAGAGGATAATGGTATTATATGGTCAAGGTCCCATCCATAGCCCTCAGTACCATTATATAGTCCATGGTTTCCCCAGTTCATCCAAGGCTCAAATTTGGATTCAATCCGTTTTTTAAGTTCTTCAAAAGAACATCCTATAATACTTAATGTTTTCGAAGTTTTTGATAAGGAATTTTGTTTAAAAGCTTTAATTATTGATAATCTAATTTTATTTTTTAATTTGAATAAGGCATCAGTTTTAATCTTTTTTCTGTAATGCTCTCGTCTTTTTTTATTTATTGCGTCTTTATTATTTTTATCATACGTTATATTCTGAGAGTCGAAAAACATGGCCTGAGATACCGTATCTTGAAATGGCTAAGAAGTTAGAGAAAAGACCTGATTGGATTGTCGGTGACTTTGGTTGTGGTGAGAATCTGATGGCCAAAGAAATAAAGAATAAGGTTTATGCTTTTGACCACATTGCGATTGATGATTCGGTTACCGCTTGTGATATCGCTAGGGTACCGCTTCAGGACGCATCCTTGGACGTTGCAGTATTTTCCTTATCGCTTATGGGTAGCAATTATTTGGACTACTTAAAAGAGGCGTATAGGGTTCTGAGACCATATGGAAAAATATTTGTATGTGAACCAGCAAACAAGTGGGGTGAAAACGGTGAGGAATTGAAAGAAGTACTTGAAAGTGTTGGTTTTAAGTGTTTTGGTGCGGTTAAAAATACGGATAAGTTCGTATATGTTTACGGGGATAAAAATTAATTTTGAATTGATTGATATTTTACGTATATTTGCATTTCTCAACATAAATAATGGATAAAAATAATCTAAATTTTTTAAGGAATAGCCGACCACATAATTTGGTTTTGGGTGAAGATTACATTGTTTGGTATGGGCAAAAACCGGAACTCTGCAAGTTCATTCAACCAACCGAAAAGGGGTTTAATTTCCTTAATTTAGATACATCAAAATGCATTCTTAAAAGACATCTCTATCCTTCAAAAAAAATCGGTACCGGAAGTACATTTTTTATTCATTCTTTCATTTCAATTCTCAAACATCAAAAAGTAGCATAATGAAGTTCAAAAACACATTATCTGAAAATAATCTTTATGGTAATATAGCCGTCTATTCGCCGGATATGGATTTTATGTTTTATTGTAATCAGAGGAAACTTAATTTTTATATCAAGAACAATTTAATCAAAGAGATTGGTGAAGATAAGTTTCAACTTACCTTCAAACCAAGTGGTTTAGGACATTCCGATACAGATAGTCTTTGTGGATTTGGTATCAAAAGCAAACGTGAAAATATGTGTGTTGTAACGGGGAAAACAAATAACCTAACAAAGCACCATATTGTTCCCACTTTTTTCAGAAAACATCTTCCGACCAAATACAAATGTTCTTATTTATTGGTCGTTTTGATAGAAGCAAATGAGCATCGTCGGTATACAATTGAAGAACAAAAATTCTATAACGTATTGGCCGAAAAATATGGTGTTGAAAAATGGGAAATTGAAAGGAACGCTCAAAATAGACGACCAAACAATATTGCATATGCTCTGCTTAGCTATGCTTCGGCAATACCTGAAGAAACACAAGCAAACTTAAGGGTTGAGTTCAAAGAATTAACAGGCTTAGAAGCGACTGAAGAAAACTTAACCGAATATAACACAAAAAAAGCCAAGAAGGGTTCCAATGATTTATTTGGGGCTAAGCTTGTTGCCAAGATAACAGATTTTGAAGAATTTGAAAAGATTTGGTTGAATCATTTTATTGAAACAACCAAACCAAACTTTTTACCTGAAGATATTATTCTAAAATATAAACCAAAACAATACAATGACTATCAAACAAATTTTTGATGAAATAGCAAATGAATCTTCAACCAATAAAAAGATGGAGATTCTTGGTAAGTATAAAGATAATGACCAGCTCAAACGGGTCTTATATCTGGCAAACTCAAAACGGGTAAAGTTCTATATCAAACAAATACCAAGCTATACCAAAGCCATGCTTACACATGACTTAAGTGATGCGTTGGATGCCCTTTCACAGTTAAGTGAAAGAACGCTTACTGGTAATGCCGCTAACACACACTTAGCCGCTGTTCTATCCCTTTGTGAACCTGATGATGCTTATATCATTGAGCGTATCATCGAAAAGGATTGTAAGATTGGTATGGGCACATCCAATATGAACAAGGTATTCCCTAAGCTCATTGAAGATACCCCTTATATGGGTGCAAAATCCTTCAGCGAAGACCTTGCAAAGAAAATTTTTAAGGATGGGCCCGCTTATAGCCAAATCAAAATGGATGGCCGTTATTGCAATGCAATTATCCGTTCTGGAGAGGTTGATTTGGAAAGCCGTCAAGGTGAGCCAACAATCCTTACAGGTGCCAAATTTTTGGAAGAACTATCAAGAGTAAATGATTGTGTGCTTAATGGTGAGTTAACGATGAACAACATTTCACGTTATGAAAGCAATGGTATTATCGCCTCATTAATTAGTATTGGTAAAAAACGAGCGGATGGCGAAGATGTAACTAAAGAAATCGCCAAGTTTGAAGAAAAACATATGGGTTATCAAAAAGCGCTTGATAAGATTGTCTTCACAATCTGGGATAGAATTACCGTCGACGAATATTTTGAAGTTAAATCAACAGTCCCATATAATGTTAGATTTGATGCAGTTGTTGAATTGGTAACATATGTTGCTGAGCCATTCACAAACCTAGCATTCGTTGAAACATATAGGGTTGATACATATGAGGACGCAATTGCACATTTCCAAGATGCATTGGCGAGAGGTGAAGAAGGAACAATCTTAAAATCACGCAAGGGTATGTGGAAGGATGGTAAGCCCAACTGGCAGGTTAAGATGAAACTCGAAATGGATGTGGACCTTAAGATTGTTGGGTTCAATTACGGTACAGGTAAAAACGCAAATGTAATTTCAAGTGTAAATGCTGTATCATCCGATGGTAAAGTTTTTACCCGACCAACGGGTATTGATGAGGAAACAATGCAATACATTACCGACAATCAGGATAAATTGCGTGATACTATTCTTGAGGTTAAATGTTGTGGATTATCTAGCGATTCTGATGGAAATTATTCACTCTTACATCCTGTATTTAAGAAGCTCAGGGATGATAAAAACACTTGCGATAGTCTTGAGTCAATCAAGGATATTGAAGCAATGGCCAAGGGGTTAAAATAGTCCTTTTTTTAGTTAAAAATAAATTTGGATAGAAATCAAATTCTTCGTATATTTGTCTTTCAATATTACATAATTAAACACAAAAAACAATGAAAATCGGAAATTTCCAAGTACCAAATTTTTTAAAATGGTTAGTCCTTATTGGTCTGCCCCTTCTCTTCATTATTTCGACATATGCTTCGTTTAATAACCGTGAGGTTGATTTACGAACCACGTTTGAAATGCAAATGAAGAATCGTACCGCCCTGTTTGATAAGATGTGGAAAGTAATTTCCCAAAAGGCTCAGATTACCAAAGCGTATGACTCATCATTTCTTCGTATCGTACAGGCTGCGATGGACCCTCGTAAAGACGGTGCCGGAATCATGATGAAATGGGTTAAGGAAAGCAACCCAACCTTACAAGCCAACACAGTACAAGAGCTTTATAAAGACCTTGGACGTACAATTGAGAGTGAGCGTAACGGCTTTTTCGAACGTGAAGAAACACTCGCATCTATTCAGCAACAACACTCTAAGTTTTTAAGAAGTTTTCCAAACAACCTGTATAATGTTTTTATGGGTCGGAAAGAATTGAATTACAATCCGATTTCATCCGATAAGACCGACGATGTTATGCGAACTGGTAAGGACAACGATACAAAAGTTTTTTAATCAAAAGGGGCCTAGCCCCTTTTAAAATTTACCTTCATGATAATTTGGTTTGCAATGTTACTCCCATTTATTGGGTGTGCAATAGCATATAAGCTTTGGAGAAACAAATTTGTTTGGTGGGAATTAACCTTACCTACGATTTTGTCATTTCTTTTTATATTGATTACAAAGTTCAGTGTTGAAAGTTCAATGCTTTCCGATACTCAATATAAGGGTGGAATGATAGTTGAGGCCAGATATTACGAATACTGGTCAACATGGGTACATAAAATATGTTCAGAACAATATGCTTGTGGAACGTATACAACTGGTACTGGTAACAATAGAACAACACATACCAGATATTGCACAAGATATTATGATTGCTCATATTGTGATAGAAATGACCCATATTGGGTTGTTTTGGATGACCAAGGCCACACATGGAGAATAAGTGAAAACGAATACAATCGCCTTAGAATTCAGTGGAAAGCAGCACCACAATTTGTTGAACTTAATCGAAATATCAATTACCATGGTACTTGTGGTCAAGATGGTAACATGTATTCTATTAAATGGGATGGGGGAATGTTAACATCAGAATCATCAACATGGGAATCAACATATGAAAACCATGTTCAGGTTTCAAAATCAAATTTTGACCTCAGAGATGTTTCTAAATCGGAAGCTAAAAAATATGGACTATACGACTATCCAAATGTCAACACATATTATCAAACAAGCATATTAGGTATTGATAGTCTTACGTTTTTACAACCTAGTTATAAACTTGGTGCTGTTAAAATGTTTGATTATTTTAACGGTGTATATGGGCCTAAACGAAAAATAAGGGTATTTGTTCTTCTGTTTAATGATAAACCGTTCGATGTTGCCATCAAACAAAAAAATTATTGGGATGGTGGAAATAAGAATGAGGTTGTTATTTGTATTGACGTTAATAAAACCACTGGTAAATTAAATTGGGTTTATCCATTTACGTGGGGGGAGAATAAACGTATATCGATTGATTTACGAGAAGATATAATGAATCTTAATACGTTGAATTTTACCCAGATGTATCACATTGTTGATTCGGCCACGGTTAATTTTACATACAGAGATTTTAAACAATTCAATTATCTCTCAGTGGACCCGCCAACATGGGAAGTGTGGTTGGTATATTTGATGACAGCGATTATAACGGTTGGAATGTTGTATTATGGTTATCAGAACGAATTTGAAACAGAATCTGAAACAAATTAGAAAGACCAAATATATTGAAATGAAAAAAACATATTATTGGTTTTTTAAAAATGTTATACAGAGGATAACAGGGTATATTATAAATAAAACTAGCCTAACCCAAAAGGGGTTAAAAAAGACAATGAGAATTTATGAGAAATCAAAGTAACCAAAGGGTAAAAACTTGATTTTTTGATAAAAAATCGTATATTAGTATAAATAAGATTAACATGAAAAAGCATATTTCATATCCTTCTATTGAACAATTCAGAAATATTATTGCAACCGTAAATCGAGAAGCCAACTTTGTTGGATTGGATGAAAACGGTGATGCAATTTATGATACTTCAAAACCGAAGCCTGTCCTTACATTTAAAGGAACAATCAAACTCCATGGTACAAACTTTGGGGTGAGCTATAACTCAATTGAGGGAATGTGGGCACAATCAAAAGAAAATATTATCACACCACAAAATGATAATGCAGGTTCAGCCTTCTTTGTTGAAACGAATAAGGATGCATTCCAACAGCTATTTGCTGAAGTGGCTGAGAAATACAATATTGATACTACAACCAATACCATCTCTATCTATGGAGAATGGGCTGGTAAGGGTATTCAAAAGGGTGTTGCTATTTCAAATATTGAAAAGTCAATGTTCATCTTTGGTGTAAAGATTACACCCTTCCCTAAGGGTGAAGACGACAAAACACCAGCATATTGGGTTGATTCTTCATTCTTGAGAAACCCAGAGAAAAGAATTTATAACATTGAGGACTTCAAGACATATTCAATTGATATTGATTTCAATCTACCACAACTGGCGCAAAATAGAATTATTGAAATGACAATTGAGGTTGAAGATGAATGCCCCGTTTCAAAAGAGTTGGGACATATCGGTATTGGTGAAGGAATTGTTTTTTCACACATGACATCAAAAGGTAAGGTTTATCGTTTCAAGTCAAAGGGTGAAAAACACAGCAAAGCATCAAAGGTAACCACTCTTAAACCAGTTGATGATGTTAAGCTTAACAAGATTATCGAAATTGTTAATAAGGTTACACCGGATTGGAGACTTGAACAAATGTTGGATAAAACATTCGACCTAATTAATGGTGGGAAAATTGATATCAAGCAGATGGGAATGTTTATCAAGAACGTAATGGGTGATATCCTTAAGGAAGAATCCGATATTCTTGCTGAGGCTGGCCTTGAACCAAAGGATATTAGTGGTAAGGTTGCAGAAAGGTCCAAAAATTATTTTTTTGCAAAACAAAATGAGGCTGTTGGCCTTAATTAATTATATAAAAAATCAACTATGAACGACGGACAACTGTATATTCCGAAAAAAATAATGGTCGGATATAATAAAAGAGACGATACATACACCAAGAAGCTAGCTTATGTCATTTACTATGATGATAAGGGTGTATTAAGAAAAGAAGCGTCTTGGCAAAACTGGAGAGATAAAAAAATCAAAGCCGACGAATTCGATAATGTACCAACTGAAGGATTTGTTTTAAACAAAGGCGTTGGTGGTCAACGTGAGAGTTATGGTTGGAATGCACGTAATGAATATATTCGTGTTTATGACCCAAGAGGTTTTGAATTTGAAATCAGTGTTGAGAATCTTCTTTACATTTTACAAGAAGCTACATCGACAAAGGGTAAGGGGCTTGAAGGTGAATTTATATATTCATGGGATAAGAAAGATTTGGTTTTGATTCCGGTTGATAGTGGAGCATATAAAGAGTCTCAGGTTTTTACTTCATTACAAAGCAAAGCTGTATCAACAAAAGACCTCGTTCCCGGATGTGTTTATAGAACCAAGAAACAGCTGGACCTTATATATTTGGGCAGATTTCCATGGTATACCATGGTTAATTGTGGGGAGGCTAAATATATTAATGGTTATTTGAGTAGGGATTATGACCATTACCATAAGAGATTGAAAGAATCTAAGATGCATATCTTTCTTAACGAGAAAGGTAAGAAGGATGATGATGAATACATTGTTGTAACAACACCTACGAATATTTCGGTATGTATCAATGATGTTCCCGTATCTAATTATGCTGAATTGATTGAAGATTATAATAAAGAGAACATCAACGCATCAAAACCTATTGGTCTTGAGTTGGTACGTAAGACAATAAAAGTTAATGAATCGGCCCGGAATTGGTGGGACGCACTTGAAGAAACAGAATATGCTTTTGATTTAACAGATAACTGTTACGCTCTTGAAACGATGCAAGTAGATTATGATTACATGAATGGTAAATATAACATAAATGGCCTAAAGAAATTTCCAAGGGGTATTGTGGTTTCATTCAAAGATGGTAAACTGGAAACCAAAGGAAATAATAAAGGAGACAGCCCATATAATACCAAGACACGTAGTGTTGAGGAGATAAACCAAAATGGTGTTCATGTTCTTTATGTTAAGCTTGAAAATGGTAAGAAAATAAAATTTAGTAAATACAGAATCTAATGTCAAATACAACAGTTGACCAAGCGCAGGTCCAAGAACTATTAGGAATAGTTAAAGCGCAAAAAGCTGAAATCAGCAATGCTGAAAAACCAAATTGGGAGACCAATTGTACATTCGGCTATAATAAGGAGACAAGCAATAGAAGTAATATTAGAACAATCACCGATGTTAATGAATTGACCAACATGCTGGCCTTTCTCCTTGGAAAGGAAAAGGATTTTACTGAGGCCAATAACAGATTGGGTGGCGGTGCGACCTTCGATTGGCTTGGCTATTCAGTAAAAAAATGGGAATCCGATTTAAAGACTAGGGTTTCACAAATTCAATTGGCCAAGAGAAAACAAACTCTTGAACAAACAGAAGCACGTCTTGATAAGATGGTTAGTCAGACAGTTAAAGATGAACAGGATTTGGCTATCATTGCAAAATTATTAAAAGGCGACAATGATTGAAAATAAAGTATTCAAATTGACACAAACAGCTCGTTTGCAGAACGGAATCGAGTTTAAATCAGGTCAGGAAATTGAAGTTGTAATGGATGTGGTATATGTTGGTGGTTTCCCGTTACCACCAAACGTGCAAGCAACGACACTTAACTGGATTAAAGATAATCCATCCTTGTTTAAGGATGATACAAGAAATTGGTAAATATGGAAGAACTTAAAAGTGGATATGAGTGGTGTGTATTAAATAAAATACGCCCACGCAAAGTTTCTCAATGGCCAACAGAAATGGCATTTTATATGGAATCTTTTTATGAAGAGAAGATTCCATATTCTGATTTTTTTGATAGAATAAAATCTTGTGAATATTATGAGGGTGAAATACCTGTTCCATCTCCGCTGTATTTAAGATATAGGATGTATGGGTTGGTACCTTATAATCTTTCACCAATTCAACAGGGTATTCAATTTGGACATGCGGTTGTTGAATATGGGCAACAAGCAAAGGAGGTACCAACATTTGAGGGTATATATGATAAATTTGCTCGTAAAGACAAAACATTTATCATATTAAATGGTGGGACAACCAATGAAAAACCAGAAAGACTCGGAAGTTTACAAGAACACACAGCGCTTCTTAAATTAAACAACATATTTGTTGGTGAGTTTAGAGAGCCGGACCTTAATGATACGTTAACAGCAACTGTATTTTTGGTTGATGAAAGGGTATTTGATAAAGACCTTTATCCAGATTTTGTTGATAATCCGTTGTTATCTGAAGATGAAAACCTAAGAAATTGGAGAGACTGGGTAGAGACTATTGGCGGACAACAAAACCTATTTCTCAGAAGATTTTTACCAAATTTTAGATTGGCATAATTTTATGGAAAATAAATTAACACTTATGGGCAAGATTGTTTTCGAACCTGAAAACAAAACCAAGAAGCATAATGCACAGGCTTCATGGAAACATATTGCTATGGTGTTTTTTAATGGTGATGTTACCGAATATTATGCTTGGTTTATTCAAAAGAGATTTAACCTTATATTGAATAAACCATTAAGAGGTGCCCATATTTCATTTATCAACGATAGCTTTAGAGATATGAGTCTAAATGGTAAAAGAAACATGGAAGAGGTTAAGCAAATCTGGAATTCGGTAAAGAATAAATGGAATGGAAAACAAATTCCGGTAATGTTGAATTTGGAACCACGAACAGATGATAAGCATTGGTGGCTTAATGTTGACCATGAATATCGTGACAAGATTCATGGTATCAGAGCTGAACTTGGATTGCCAAAACCATTTTTTGGACTTCATATGAGCATTGGATATGCCAATGAGAAAAACATTGACCACTCAAAATATATTCATGAATTAATCAAAACAGGTCTTATAAAATGAAAATAACTCCAATAACACCCATAGAGGTGTCATCAAATATTGAAAAATCGTTTCCAGAATTTGTAATTGAAGCGGTGAATAATTGTATTCAAAAAAATTCCTTTGGTAAAAAATCGTTTTCAATAAAAAGAGGGGTAATCATTGACGAAATCTTAAAGTGTGCTCCACCAGAAACCACCGTTGATATGATTTTTGATAATCATTGGTTGGACTTTGAGAAACTATATGCGAAATATGGTTGGGAGGTTAAGTATTGTTCACCGGGATGGGACGAAACATATGAAGAATATTTTTCATTCAATGTAAAATAAAATGATTGACTATAAATTATTAAATGATTCGTTGATATTTTATGAGAATAATGGGTATAAACGAATTGAATCTCCTTGGACTGTATCACAGTATGTTGATGATTTAACTAGGCCAAAAGATAGAGTTCCATTTGAACTCAAACATAATAATAAACGTTTGGTGGCATCTGGAGAACAATCATTTTTGTATCTATACTTGAAAGAGTTTTTACCATTAGGACAATTTCAAACAATAACACCATGTTACAGATTTGAATCGTTTGATTATCTTCACACCAAATATTTCATAAAGAATGAGTTAATCAAAACAGATGTTGTTAATAAATCTGAATTGGATAAAATTGTGATTACAGCATTAGAATTTTTCAACAAATTTTTTCCAAGATTAGATTTAGACACCATTAAAACTGAAGATGGTTATGACATAACAGTTAATGGTCTTGAACTTGGGTCATATGGAATAAGAGAATGTGAATTTTTAAAATGGATTTATGGAACAGGATGTGCTGAACCACGAACATCAAAATTAATTAAATTATATGGTAACGAGAAAATCGTACACACAAGAACAAATAATGGTTAAATTTAAAAAATTACCATTAGAAAAACGTTATGAAATATTAGATAAGGCATTAACGCTAGTTTTAAGTCATAGGGCTGGAACCAGAGAATACGCCATTGCATTTACAATGGGTTATTGCTATCAAGACGATGGGAGTTATTCAAAATAATCATATGGGTTATCACGTTAATAAAATCGACAAAGGAGTATTAGGTAAGTACTCAAAAATTATTGAGGAATTTCAAGAGTTACAGGATGCCAATGAACAACGTAACCCAATATTGGAGCTATGTGAACTTGCAGACCTGATTGGAGCAATTGAAGCTTACACCACCACTCAATATAATATCACACTTGAAAATTTGATTGAGATGAAAGAAAGAACCAAAGAGGCTTTCGAAGAAGGGAAAAGAAAATAATTTGGTAATTTCATAATTTTTTTGTATATTTGTATAACTTATTGAAAATTAACTGAAAAGGTGTAATTTTTAATAAGAATGGTAGAAGAGATGGGGGTGATTTTATGCATAGTTTTGTATAAAATCACCAAAAATGAAAATTCTATTCCTTCTAATCATGAGTTTAGCCATCATGGCCTGTTTATCACAAACAACAATAACCTTTAAACCATTTTTTATTACGGTTGAAGGTAATTGGGAATTGATGGATTATGAAAAAGTCTTTTTTATAGGCGAACCAAGACACATAGTGGTGAAAAGCATAATAAGAAAAAGAACTATATTAGAGTAGTTAATTAATGTTGAATGATATGAGTAAAAAAATAACCGAAAAAAATTTTGAAACCGTATTGGACAATTTTAAAAATCAATTGATTTCATTACGTGATTCAAAAGAGAAGAACACATTAAAAAGCCTTTGCAAAGACATCAATAATTTTTTTGATGAATTGTTGTCACAAGATGCATTTGGCACTGAAGGACAGTTGGACCCTAGAGGCGACCAACGCAATTAAATAATTAAAACCTAAAGAAATATTTTTTGACTTCGAGTGGGATAAATCCGAATAAAATTGTATCTTCGCATTAAATTTTAAATTTTAAATTTAGGATTAGCATTAAAACAGACGTTTCGAATATTGTCGAATATTTATATATAAACATCACATGGTTATATATAAAACGACAAATTTAATAGATGGTAAATTTTACGTTGGAAAGGACGAAAAAAATAATCCACAATACTTAGGTTCTGGTTTAAGACTAAATAGGGCAATCAAAAAGTATGGTATTCAAAACTTTAAAAAGGAAATACTAGAATTTTGCTTAGATAAAAAAATGTTATCCGAAAGAGAAAAGTTTTGGATTAAAAATTTGGATGCGATTAAAAAAGGTTATAATATTGCATTAGGTGGAGCTGGGGGTGATACATATTCTGAAAACCCTAATTTAGTTAGTATTAAAGAAAAGTTTAAGGGGGGTAATAACCCATTTTATGGTAAAACGCATTCTGCGGATAGTAGGATAAAAATCAGTGAAGGTAATTTAGGTCGAGAAGCGTGGAATAAGGGTAAAAAGAATATTTATACGGAAAAACACTTAGAAAATTTAAGTAATATCCGAAAAGAAAAATATTCTGGTTCAAACCATCCTAGATATATTGATATACCAGAAGATGAGTTAGTTGATTTGTTGAAATCAATGTCACCGATTCAGATTAGTAAACATTATGGTGTTAGTAAACATTGTATTTATAGTAAGTTAAAATATTATCAAATTAATTACAAACAATTAAACAAGGAGGGTGACCCCAAAAGGGCATTACGGTCATAGGCGGAAGAGCACTAAAAAATACATTCACACGTAGATACGAAAGAACTGAATTTGAAGCAATCAGCAAAGAACTGGTAGAGATTCTTAGCAATAGATTTGCTAGGGTTGCAATTCCTTTGTTCTATAAAAATAAGGTAACATTTGGTGATGCTGATGTTCTAGTTTCTACCGAGTTAAAGGCAGCATCTGGTGATTCATACCAAACGGAAGAAGCGTTCAATATCAGAAATTATATTGAAGAAACTTGCAAACCAAATGAAATCTTCCACAATGGAAATTGTTGGTCATTTGACTATAAGGAATTGCAAGTTGATATTATCACAACTGCACCGGAACATTTCGATTCAAACCTGATGTATCTGTCATATAATGACCTTGGAAACTTCATTGGAAGATTGGCCCACGGCTTTGGTCTGAGATATGGTCAAGAAGGCCTGTGGTTGGAACATCAATTTAAGGGAAAGAATATTGGTAGCGTGTCAATTTCTAAAGATTACCCAACAATCTTTAAATTCTTGGGACTCTCATATGAAAGATGGGAACAAGGTTTCGATGAACTAGAGGACATCTTTAAGTTTATTGCTGCATCCCCATATTTCAACTGGAAACGTTTTCAATTGGAAGAATTAAATAAAATCAATCGTGACCGAAACAAGAAAAGGTTATCATATATGACCTTTTTGGATTGGATGGATAAGAATGTTGCTGATGAAAATCACGAATATCAGTTTGCTGAAAACAAGGATGAATATTTTAATCTTATTGATAAAACATTCCCTGAGGCCGACCTTGTTGTTGGTGTAAGAAGACTTGAATATCTTGAATGCCGAAAGCTTTACGTTCAAGCTAAATTCAGCGGTGGTGGTATTATGAAAAAATATGGTTTTGAGGGTAAAAAACTTGGCGATGTGCTTACTGGGTTTAAGGAATATATCACCAAGGAATATCAATCTTATAATGACTACATCATTTATACCGATAAGAAGGAAATTTTTGATGAGTTTGAAACGTATTTGAATGAACAGGAAATTAGAAAAGCTGAATAACGGAGAAACCTTCGTTACGAGTGAAAAGGGCAACTCTATGGTCCCCTTGATTAAATCAGGACAAGAACATAGGCTTGCCCCTGCCACTTGGGAGGGTGTTGAGGTTGGTGATATCGTTTATTGCAAGGTTAGAGGTCGTTTCTATACTCATTTGGTTAAAGCCAAGAATGGCCAGAAGGGTTGCCAGATAGGAAATAATCGTGGTAACATCAATGGGTGGACAAAACAAGTTTTTGGAAAAGTAATTGAAGTTTTATGACACATTATGTATACCTAGACACTAACATTAATCGTTTACTTATTACAACGACGCAGCTTGACCCCCAAAAATTTAGTTTATTGCTTTCAAGTAGTGGGAATTTTAGTCTTGGGCTTACGCAATGTAAGTTATATTGTATTGGATATATTGCCGGAAGCTTAAATAAACCACCAATAAACGACATTAATGAATTCAATTAATTATGAAAATAAACAAATTAGCAATCGCAGGGGCAGATGATAAAGTTGACCAATCTAAATTGGTTGCACTCTCACATGAATTTCCATTTATTGAATGGTCAATTCTATTAAGTAAAAATAAAGAAGGTTCACAAAGATATCCCTCACCAGAATGGGTTGCTGAATTTGCAAAGAATGACCTTCCATTATCGGCACACTTCTGTGGTTGGTTGGCAAGACAGGTTCTTGAAGAAAAGAATTATGACCTCATTAAAGAATTGCCGGAGTCATTTAAGCGTGTACAATTAAACTATAATTTTAAGAATTCTTCCGGATATAAACTCTCCCCCCTTGTTGAATTCATGGCATCATATCCAGAAAGGAGTGTTATTCTCCAATTGAATAAAAGCAACAGTCCTGTGCTTAGACAGCTAGTTCAAGACGAGAAACTAACACCAAATATTCACTTCTTATATGACGCAAGTGGTGGTTATGGTAAGGTTATTGAAAGGATTGAAGGTACAATCGATAACCAATATACTGGTTATGCTGGTGGCCTTAACACTGAGAATATTGAACATATTTGTCAAATGATAACTGACGATTCCGAACAAGTTGAAACATATGTTGATTTGGAAAGTGGGGTTAGGACAGACAATGAATTTGATTTGGCAAAGGTTCGTGATATTGCACAGAAGGTGGCCAAATTTATTTAAAGAACGGATTATCTCTTAAGAGGTCGAAGGCAGCTTCGGCCTTTTTGCATTCATCCAAGAACCCTAAAACATCCTCACTAGTGAGATTAAACCACTCATTTTGTGCTAGTGTTTTTTTGGACAAATAACGTCCATGGAGCCATTTTTCAACTTTTTTATAATTCTTGGACTCGTAATGATTAATGACGGAAATTTTATTAGAATTCCCTGTTTGCAATTCACGAATTCTTTTTTCAATATTTCTTTTGGTGACCCCAATTTTATATTTTTCATTACCATTTTCATCGGTTTCTAATAGTAAGTATACAAAACCGTTATTGTTTTTCCCATTTATATCCATAACTAGTTTTTCTTTTTTTATTAATACATTCGCTTATTTTAGCATAAGGATATTCTTTAATCGCATCGGAAATACTATTCCAACGTTTAACAATATTATTATCTAATTCTAATTGATTTATCTTAATTCTTATTTTATTTTTATACTCTTCTGTGTGTATTTTTTTACCCATTCTTTTTTCACTCATCTTTTTTTTTGCCTCTTCAGAATGTTTAGTACCTAACTTTCTATTTCTAGCATTAATTATAAAGTCTTCACTTCTTTTCTTTCCCTTATTAGCAATACTTATATTATTTTTATGCTCGTCGGAAAAAATATATTTAGTATTTTGTTTTGTTTTAACCTCTATAACCTTTAGTGGGTCTAGTCGTTCAAAAAAATAAAAACTCCACCTAAAATTAGCAGTGGATTTTCGTTTCCCATTACAAACGTCAAGTATTTTACTTGTTTTAAAAAATTTACTAGCCTCATTAACACAACCCCATTCTTTTATATATGTTCCATCCAAATTGTATTGATAGCAAATTTTCGCCCCATCCTTTAAGTGTGATTTACTTAATTTATTTTTAGTTTCTTCAGATATACGATATTCTCTTTTGCGTTTAGTTTCTTTAATTTTATCTAAATGTTCCTTTGTTAATTTAACACCTAACCTATGATGATTTTTCCCTTTAAAATACTCTTTTTTAATCACACTCAATTTTTCTCTTGTCTTATCATTATGACGTTTTAATTTTGGTGGGTTCTCACCACCATCGGTACTATTCACCAAATTAAACCCCCAGAGTTTAAACTGGGATATCCAGTAAATTTCAGCCGATTGCCAATCACAACCAATTTCAATTTCTTCAAGTACCTCAATTATTGGTTTAACACCAAGTTTTAATAACCTTTGAATCCAAAAATCTTTGTGTGTTTTCTTATTTTTTGAACAAATTATATGTGTTTTCAATCTACTCTTAATATTATTCGTTTTACCAATATATCTAACAGCATTAGTTATCGGGTCTATTAATGTATAAATATAATTCATAGTCTTTATTATAAATATCATATTAACACCGCAAAGTCATTTTATTTATAGATTAATTAATCCCATTTCATAAAATATAGGAAATTTAGTCTTATTTGTCAATATTTATTGGTATGAAAGATTTCATAAGAATGAGATTACATGAATGGGGTTTTGACGACATTGACCCAGAACTTATTATTAAAGCATATACAAGCAAAATTAATGGGTTATATGATAATCTTTTGGCGAAGGGTGCTAGAAATCCAAACTTTAGATTTGAGCTTAAGAGAGATGTTTTAAAAATCTCCTACGGCCAGCCAAATCGTTGTGAAACCAATGCATATAATTTTGTAAAGGAAAAGCTTCAAAATGGTGAAACTTCTTTTTATCCAGTTGGTGGATTTACTTTTCAGGGGCCTAATTTTTGGCCGTTGGAACATTGGTGGGTTTATGATAAACAAGCAAATAAGTTTTTAGAGGTTACACCACTAGAACCTGATGTCTTTCGTGCTTATGCTGGAATAATAAACACCGATATCCAAGAAGAGATATTAAAGTCACAAAATGTGTTTGATATTGATTTTTTTAAAGGTGGAAATGTACAGAGAATATATTTTAAGTAATGAAGAATTGGATTAAACAAATATTAAGAGAATCATTGAATGAAATGACCCCAATCAATAAGCCGGAGTTTGGTAGTGGAATGGACCACACCGTTTTTAAATCAAAACAACATCCAGATAGACTTTATAAAATAGGTCGAGAAAACAACATTAAAGTATGGGTACCAATATTTAAAGCATATCCGAAGATATTTCCAAGAGTTTATCGTGTGTTCCCATTAACCAAAGACCCTTACTTTTGGGTGGCTGAAATTGAAAAATTGAATACGGATACAGCAAAAAAAGATTTCAAATTGGCATCGGATTATCTAGAAGATTATACTGAACAAATTTTTAAATTTCCTATAAGATTAGCTAGAATTGATATTTTTGATAACGAATCAAATATTCCATTTAGTGTTTTTATCATAAAATTTAAAAATTGGTTGCTAGATATACATAAAGACGAAAGAATAATTAAAAATATACTTATGTGGGTTAAAACGGTATATCAAATATATAAACTTTTAGACAAAAAATATCAATACGAAATTTATGATATACATTCAGGTAATGTTGCATATGATAATAATGGAAATATAAAGATAATTGATATTTAAGATGAAGACATGGATTAAACAAATATTAAGAGAGAATTTAGAAGAAATAGCACCAAAACCAAAACCAGTATTTGGTAAGGGCAGCTTTCATAAGGTTTTCCCATCAAAACAACACCCTGACCGACTTTATAAGGTTGGAGAAAAAGATACAGTTGAAGAATGGCTATCAATATTCAAAGCGTACCCAAAATATTTTCCAAAAATTTATAGAGAATTTCCGTATGCTAAGAACCCAACACTTATGGTTGTTGAAATTGAGAAAATAGATACAGTAAGAGCAGCAAATGAGTTAAATAAAATCGATAATTTTTTATTTGATGTTCCAGACACAATAAATTGCGAATATCTTTCACTACACAAATTTTTTGATACTGAATGTATTGATAATGTAATAGAAGCAGCTAAAAATGACGATGACCCTTATTTATTACCCATGATATATAAATGGGCTAAATTTCTTAGGACTGTATCTAAAATTGTTTATGATTATATGGGCCGTGATATAGATATTCATGTGGGAAACGTTGCCTATGATAATAAAGGGAATCTAAAAATGATTGATATTTAAGATGAAGACTTGGATTAAAAAAATATTAAGAGAAACACTAGGTGAAGCTATTTTTAGCCCTGAGAATGAATTATTCTCAGCATATAATGGTCGATACCTGTTTGATGTTGATAAAGCATATTCTCTTATTAAAAGCGGAGGAGTTAAATCACAAATCAAAACATACTCTCCAACGTTTTTAAAGCAATTCTCACACCCAGAATTTTCAGCTGTAGACAACACCAAGCTTGATAGACTTAAGGGCTCCTTGGACCTTAAAAACCCTCTTGGGATACTTGTAAATTTTATGAACCCAGATGATGGAAAAACTGAATGGATTTTGATTGATGGGAATCACAGAGTCCGGGTTGCAGCTGAGAATAATGTGAATGGTTCGCTTTATGTTATTCAAGACCCAAATGATGTTGGTAAATTCATGAAAACAAATACCCAAAAGCCCCACCAACTTTTCCCTGATGAAGATTTTTAAAAAAAAGTAAGAAAAAACTTGTTTATTTGAGAAAGTTTCGTATATTTGCATATATTTATTAAAACAATGAAAAAGATGAGTAACATATTGGTCCTTTGTTTATGTGTGCTAGTGCTTACTAGTACGGCTGGGATATTTATGTTATAACATCACTGAAATATAGCATTCAAACCCAGCCATTTAGGTTGGGTTTTTTTATGTCTACGTGGTCGAGTGGTCGATGGCAGCGGTCTGCAAAACCGCAAGGGAAACCTCATCGTTGGTTCAAATCCAACCGTAGATTCAAGACGCATCTGTGGCCGAGTGGTTAGGCTCAGGTCTGCAAAACCTGCTACAACAGTTCGAACCTGTTCGGATGCTCCGAGTAGTCGTTTTTGTACTTTCAGCATATTTATTATAAAAGATAGATATGCCAAGAAAAGAAAAGGAGTATCACTTCATTTACAAAACGACCAACTTACTTAGTGGTAAGTATTATATCGGAATGCATAGCACAGATAACCTTGAAGATGGTTATATGGGTAGCGGAAAACGACTTAGATATTCGTTGAATAAGTACGGTAAAGAAAACCATAAGGTGGAAATATTAGAGTTCTTTGATTCAAGAGAAGCCTTAGTTGAAAGAGAGAAATGGATTGTTTCTTTAAACGAGATTGCGAAAGAAGAGTGTATGAATTTAGTTGTTGGTGGTCAAGGTGGTTTTATTAGTTTAGAAGGTGCAAAGAAGGGTGGTAGAATTGTTGGGTATAAAAATGGTAAAAAACATGCCTTACGATTAGAAACGGATTTGATTTATCGAAATAATTTTTTAAATAGAATGAAAGCCGCACATCAAAGCGGGAGAGTTAAATACAAAAGTTTCAAGGGTAAAACACATACTGATGAAGCGAAAGAAAAAATGAGGAATAAGAAGCTAGGAAAAGGACTAGGGAAGACTAATTCTCAGTATGGTACCTGTTGGATTAACAACGGTACGCAAGAGATAAAAATTAAAAAAGAAGACTTAGAGAATTGGTTAGAGAATTCATGGGTTAAGGGTAGAATATAATAATTTAATTATTTAAAGTTCTAATTTTATGGACAAAAATGAAGTGAAAAAAGATTTGTACAAGTCAAAGGTGAATGCTAAATTTGCATATTATTGCCATGGTAGTTTGTACTATAATGTTGAAGTGCTTGGTAGTATTTATCAATTTCCAATTGAAACATTGGAAGATGGTACCTTATCAAATGATTTGGGGACAACACCTTTCAATGCTGAAATCAAAGCATCTGATTTAAACAGATGGATTGCAGAAGCGATTGATAAGGATGCATTTATCAAGATTGGTTAAACGGGAACATAGCTCAGTGGTCAAGAGCACTGCCCTTACAAGGCAGCGGCGAATAGTATAACGGGTGTTCGATTCACCCTGTTCCCACAATAAGTTCTATAATGGTGAAAGTGGTAGACACAGCGGTCACGGGGTAAAGGAGTACGTATAGTTGTAAACGGAAACGCTCGACATAAAATCAGTCCCAACCCGCCTCAACTCTTGTATAGGTTCGAGTCCTATTTATAGTTCTTATTTCAATGTCTCTTAGCTAAGTGGTATAGCGTCTCTTTGACATGGAGAAGGCCGACAGTTCGATTCTGTCAGAGACAACAATGAAAAAACAACTAGATGCATATTAGGTAAAAAACCTAATATGTCAAAAAACAGAAACAGAGCCAAATTAAACAAGGCTCAAACAGGTAGAGAATACCACATTATGTTGTTAAACGATTTGTATCCCCCATACTGGGATGAAGGGGTTAACTTTCATCCGAAATACAGAAGAGGATACAAGGAATCGAAGAAACAAATAATACACTATCAAGTACGAATGTATCATACTTGGAAGCATAACCGAAAAACTAAATGGAAATGAAAAAAGAAACTGATGGTCTTTAAGGTTGCTCAAATGTAACCCCAAAAGACATGAGAGAATTTCAAGAACTCAGAAAAACAACAAACAGGTCAGTTTATAATAAACTGTACAAAAAAGAACTTGACAAACGTGGTAAAATCAAATGCTCACTTGATGGTTACCACAGAGGTGAAAATGATGACAGCAAATATTATGGCGTATCTTGGATGGAAGCGTCTCAAGACCCAAAACCAAGATACCCTTCATGGAAGCTGACATCAAAGAACCGGAAACAATGGATGAAAAAACGTTTGAAGATTAGAAAGAGAAGCTTCAAATGTTGGCACCAAGTGAAGATAACTTGGTAAATGGCCGAGTGGTGGAATTGGTAGACACGCAGGTCTTAAAAACCTGTGGTCCGTAAGGGCCGTGTGGGTTCGAGTCCCATCTTGGCTACAGAAATCTGTCGGAATGATATATGCCGTAAGCCTTGAGGCAAAGTTGACAGCTTGGAACAGACAAGCAAATGGCCTTGTGATGGAACTGGCAGACAACTCAGACTCAGAATCTGGGGCGAAATAACAGTAGCGTGAGGGTTCGAATCCCTCCAAGGTCACAATATGAGAAAGAAAATTTTAAGTACGGAAGAGCGAATTAAACACTCTGAAGATTATATTGAATTTCTTAGAAAGAGATTAGCTTCTGAAAACTATAAGACTTCCGTATCAAAGGAAGAGTATGAAAAAACAAAAGCGAAGCTTGATAAAGAAAAAATAATCCTAAGGATGTTAAGGTAATTTCAATTCTTTTTCGTATCTTTGTAGTATGGCCCTATGGTGGAATTGGTAGACACGCTTGCCTTAGGAGCAAGTGCCGAGAGGCGTGGGGGTTCGAATCCCTCTAGGGTCACAAGACAATATTTCTGGTAAGAGTTTATTGTGAAGCTTCAATGTCTAAAGATATTCTTATCTATATAGACACTAACTTTTACTCGTTTGCGGATAATGCTCATGACATAGGCCGCTCACCCAGTACGAGAATCTGGAATTTGGCCGTGTGGTGGAATTGGTAGACAGGGGTATTTTATATAAAATTTAAAGTTCTTTAAAATATGGTGTTTTTTGCGAACCTATCACATATTTATTGATATGAAAACTAAAGATGAGTATCAAAAAGTATGCGAATTGTTTGGGCAAGGTATTAAAAAATCTAAAATCGCCGAAATAATGGGTTTAGATAGGGGAACCGTTAGACGCTGGATAACAACAGGGTTTACTGGTAAATCATCTAATGATATTATAGAATCATTAATCCTAAAAAAAGAAGATTATTCGTACATTTTAGGATTATATTTAGGTGATGGTTATATTAACAAAACAGATAGAGCATATAGATTGAGAATATGTTTAGATTTAAAATATAATTTGTTGAATGATTATGCGTTTGAAAGATTAAAAAATCTGTTTCCAAATAACAGTGTTGGGAGTGTACACAGTTCTGGTTGTATCTATTTATATGTTTATAATAAACATTTACCAATAATGTTTCCACAACATGGTAGTGGAAGAAAACATTTAAGAAATATTATATTAGAAAATTGGCAGGTTAATATGATTGATTGGGTTGAATTGTTAAGAGGATTATTTCATTCGGACGGTTCATACTATTTTGATAGGGGAAAAGATTATTTTAATTTTACTAATCTTTCGGATAATATTTTGAACTTATTTAAAATGTGTTGCCATAATCTTGGAATTCATTATACGCAAACTAATGATAAAACAATAAGAATTGGTAAACGACAAGACGTTAAAACAGTAAAAGAATTAATAGGTACAAAAATAAATATGGTCCTGTAGCCCAACTGGGAGAGGCAATAGACTCAAAATCTATACAGTGTCGGTTCGAATCCGACTAGGACTACAAAACCCAAGAGAGGTAAATCCAAGGATGAGAATGTTATGGGGTATGGGTCCCTATTTCGATGGTGTAATCCTTGGGTCTCTCAAATGGCTGAATGGTGGAATTGGTAGACACGCAGGTCTAAGAAGCCTGTGCCGCAAGGCGTGAGAGTTCGAGTCTCTCTTTGGTCACAAATATCTCTGATGACTAATATAAAAAAGGGAACAACACGTGTTGTTTTTATTTTTGGTAGCTATGTTATTAAGTTACCGAGAATTTACAAATGGAAATGTTTTCTTAGGGGAATATTGGCAAACTTAGATGAAAATCTATGGTATCGTCATTCACCAAATGAATGGAAAACAAAAATGTGCCCAGTTATAGGCATATATCTAAAGGGATTGTTATTGATAGCGAAAAGAGCAACACCAATTTCAGAAGAAGAGTTCAATAATATCAAACCATCTGACTTCTATCCAATTCCAATGGATTATAAACAAACCAATTTTGGCTGGTATAACAACCAAATTGTTTTGATTGATTATGCCGATAGTAAATATTTTTGTTCGGATTGTGAAAACATTCTAAAACGATTATCAAATGTCTAAGGTTGTTCATGTTAATAAAGAACCTTACGATGTCTATATCGGAAGACCCTCAAAATGGGGTAATCCTTATACACATATCGTTGATAAGGAAACTCTGGCTGAATTTATTGTTGATTCAAGAGAGGAAGCGATAAGTAAATACAGAGAGTATTTGACCAACAATGATGAGCTAATGGGTTCCATAATGGAACTGGATGGCAAAACGCTAGGTTGCTGGTGTATACAAGATTCAAACAATCCACCCTATCCTTATGTTTGCCATGGACAAGTGATTCAAGAAATAATCACAAGCTTAAAATTTAAACATGTTTTACGTAATACAAGAAAACCTCTTTAAAGAGCATCACTATCAAACATTGCTTAACACAATGGAGCGTTTCAAATTTGAATACGACATTGTAAAGTTTCTCCCATTCGTTGATGGTATCTATGAATGGTATGACCGTGAAGTTGTTGGTGATGCCTTTGAGCCAATACCCTACAAAACAGACCGTGAAAAAGTCTTTTGTTTTGGGGCTGTTGCTATGGCGGCTGCTGCTAAGAGGTATGGTTGGACTCCCGGCTCAATGCTCAATGATAACCATGATTTTGACATATATGCTGAAAAATTTGGTGTTGAAAATATGTTAAACGGTGATGGTAAGGTGATTAATTTTACTGACCCAATACCTTTCGAAGACGAATATTTTTTTGTAAGACCAACAAAAGATACAAAGGTTTTTAGTGGCCAAGTATTTAGCCGAGCAGCTTGGGCGGATTATGCGAAGGTTTGTCGAGATACAGATACGGTAAACAGCATAACTGAAGAAACCAAAATCTTGGTCTCTCCAACCAAAAACATTCAACAAGAAGTAAGATGTTGGGTTGTTGGTGGGAAGGTTGTAACAGCCAGTCGTTATAAGATTGGAAATAGGGTTATATATACCAACTATGACCATGAAACTGAATTTATTGATTTTGCTCAAAGCATGGTTGATAAGTTTCAAGTTGCCGAAGCATTTGTTATTGACGTTTGTCTGGTGGATGACGAACTTAAGGTTGTTGAAGTCAACAATATCAATTCCGCTGGGTTTTATGACTGTAATATGGTCAAGTTAATTGAGGCGCTGGAAAACCATTTTAACTAGGTAAAAAAAATATTTAAAAAAAAAACCAGAAAAAACTTGTTTATTTGGAAAACTTTTGTATATTTGCATTATATTTATAAACAAGGGGAAATACCCCACAAAGAAAAAGAAATGAGAAGCGTTAATTTTATATTTGATTTTGCGATTGAAGCAGCCGAGGCCGATTTTAGCCACGGAAGGTCGAGTATTGCCCAAAATTAACGTTTGAAAGATAACAAGTTTTGAAGCCCTCGACCTAAAATCGAGGGTTTTTTGTTTGGATATGGCGCATAGCGGTTGTTGCACCACCCTGTCACGGTGGTAAGTAGGTAAAACGAAAAAGCGGGTTCGATTCCCGTCATATCCGCCCTTGACTTTTTTGTACCTAGCACATATTTATATAGAAATGTATAGATATGCCTAGAAAACAAAAAACAATTCACTACCTTT